AGGTGAGTGTATGCCGGTGAAGAAGCAGCTCGACATCCTGGAGAAGCAGCAGACGCTCACGGAAGGGCTGGGATTTGAGCCCGCACCTCTGACGGTGTCACCTGTACCAGCCGAGACGCCTCCGATCATTCTGACGGACGCGCCATGACGGGCCTGATCGCGATCCCCTGTCGCCCCGCGCAAGCGAGCAGTGTGGAGTTCTATCAGCACCTCCACGCGCTGGCGCTGCCGCCGGGATGGGAGATCCGACTCTACCCCGGCTTTTTCGCGCACGATAATCGCACCACGGGTGTCCGCGAGGCACGGGCAGCCGGCGCGGAGTGGATCTTCATCCTCGAGGATGATGTGCTCGCCCCGCCCGATACCCTGATCCGGCTCCTCGCGCACCGCCGGCCCATCGTGAGCGTGAACATGCTCGCGAAAGACATGCCCTGGTCGCCCTACCTGTTCGAGCATGTCGGCGATGCGGAGGGGGTGTTCTCCGTCAACCTCACCACGCAACGGGGGCTCTTACCGGTGGCCGCGTGCGGGTTGGGCGGCATCCTGATCCAGATGTCCGTATTCGACCGCCTGGAGGAACCGTGGTTCGCGGTCGATGCGATCTACCGCACCGATGATCTCTACTTCTGCGATCACGTCGAGAAGGCCGGCATTCCCCTTGTGTGCGACCTCGAAACCACGGTCGAGCACAGCACCCGTGGAGGAGTCAGGCCGGTCTGGAATGGGCAGTGCTGGGAAACCAGTGTGCGTATTCACCACGGTGGGGAGTTCCGGCTCCCTGCCGCTGTGCCAACCCCGGAGTATCAATCCTGGCGTGAGGCGACCCTCATGCACCTCCCCGTCAACGTGTAAAGGAGTCTCCCATCATGCGTATTGCCTGCGCCGCACCGACCTGGACCCCGACCGCCGTCGCCGACACCACCAACATGACCGACAACGGCCACCACACCATCCAAGGTGGTGTCGCTGGCCAGCGCAGCGAACTGCGCGAGGTGTACATGGGTGGGCAGGCCGCGGCCTCCTCGCCCTGCATCATGGTGCTGGGGCGCACATCTATCGTGGGCGCGACTCTAACCGCCCTGGCCCGCGTGGCGCCGCTGGACCCCTCCAGTGTGCTCATCGCGAATCCGCCGGTCAGCTACCAAGTCTCGACCACCAAACCCCAGCGTAGCACCTCACTGGGGATGTTGCTCCACCTAGGGTTCAACGCCTTCGGCGGGATCGTGAGGTGGGTCAACGGGCCTGACGAGATCATCTCGATGCTCGGTGTGGCGGCGACTACGGGCGAGTTGTCGCTGAACGCCTTCACCGGTGGCACGGTGGGCGCCCTCGGTAGCAACCTCATCATCGAAACGCTCTAACACAGTAGGACAGGGCGGCTCCTCGATCTGAGGAGTCGCCTGTGCCTATGGCATTCCCTTCCAATCGGTCCATCGCGACCACCAACGGGACCAGTGCGTCTACGACGCCCGTTGTTACTCTCCCCGCCACGATCAATGCCGGGGACACGATTTTCGTCGTGTTTCGCAGTGCGGTGGCGGGCGCGGTTGGGTGGCCCGATGCGACTTGGACCGAACTGTTCGATGCCTCCCCCGATGGAGCCGATGACCAGATGGCAGCGGCCTGGAAGAAGGCCACCGGCACCGAGGGCGGGACCACCATCACGCTGTCGAGTGGCAACGGCAAGTTCTGCGCCTACGCCGCCGCGATCCTGGATGCGGCCGATCCCACCGTCCTGCCGCCGGAACTCTCAACTGCCGCCACGGGCACCACCCCGAACCAACCGGACGCCACGACCTGCACCCCCACCGGCGGATCGAAGGACTACCTCTGGACGACCTTCTTCGGGATGGAAGGCGAGCAGACCGGCATTACGACCTACCCGACCAACTACACGCTGAACCAGAGCGGACTGGCGAACTCAGGCACGGGGGGCCTCACGTCCACCAATGTCACGATGGCGGCGGCCTCCAGGCAAGCTACGGCCGCCTCAGAGGATGCCGGGGTCTGGGCGGTTGCTGGGACGCTGATCAACTGGACGGCCTACACCATCGCGTTCCACCCGGCATTGCCCGTGGTGCCGGATCGGTTCACCGACCAACATCTCCCGACCCGGTTCCCTCGACCGTCGCACAGCCTGCTGGCGCTGACCCTCGCCGTCAACCTGCTGCAATCGACGCTCGCGCCCGTGGCGGCGGTGCCCAACAACCAGGAAGACTGGCCGAATCCACGCATTGGTGCCGCGCACAAGGTTGGGTTCACGCAGGCGCGTCCGCAGTACTACGTCGATCAATATCCGCCCATCGCGCAGCACCACTGGCCGACACCCCCGCGGCTGCCCCGGCTGATCACGACGATTGGGGTCTATCCGTCCAGCGATACCGTTCTCCCGACGATCACGCATGTCGTGGGGATGCGAGCGCAGCCACGGCCGCCACTGATCCCGGATCTCCCCTCGCTCCTCCTGACGACCCTGGCGCCCACCACGTCCGTGCCGAATCAGCAATCGGAGTGGCCGACCCCGGCACGGCTCAAGCCGCAAACTGGTGGGTGGCTCCAGCCTCGGCCGCAGGACTACCAGGACCAGACCGCCGTCGGCGCGGCACTCTACCCAGATGCGCTAGCGAAGCCGTCGCTCCGTCTGAATGGGTGGACGTTCGACCGTCCGCAGTACTACGTTGATACTGGCATCCAGCGCCAATCGGACTGGCCCAACCCGGCCCCGAAGCCCGCGCTCAGGCTCAACGGGTGGACCCAGGATCTCGTGCGGTGGATGCCGCCCATCGGGGTCCAGCAGCAGCCCGACCGGATTGCACCCCTGCGGCGATTGCCGGAATCGTGGCAACAGGATCGGCCCCAGTACTATGTCGATCAGACGGCTGTTGGCGCCACGAGTGCGCCCGACTTTCTCCCCAAGCCCACGCTGCGGCTGAACGGGTGGACGCAGGATCGACCGGCCTACTACATTGAACCACTACCGGTAGGTGCGGCTGCCTATCCTGGTCGCATCGCGCCCCTTCGCCCTGCCGGTCTGACGTGGCAGAACGATCGCCCCACCTATTACCAGGATCAGGCTGCCGTCGGGCGCACGACGGTACCAGACCGCTTCCCACGCGCGCTATCTCCGACGCTCGATCCGCTCAATCTGCTCACGACCACCCTGGCGGTCACGACTGCGCCTGGGCTGCCGCAGGACTGGGCACTGTCACGGGTTGGCCGACGTCACACGCTCACGTGGAGTCAGGATCGGCCGCCGTACTACACCGACGCCACCGCCGTCGGCGCCTCGTCGCTACCTCTGCCCAGGAGTCGTGCCCTCGCGCCCAGATTCGACGCACTGAACCTGCTCACGACAACGCTCGCGCCACAGGTCACGCCGCCCATCGTGGTCGACTGGTCGACGCCGCGTCGACTCCGCGCGCTCGCCCTCACGTGGACACAGGATCGACCACCGTATTACACCGATGCGTCAGCCGTTGGCGCCGCGTTCTATCCCAGTCGTGTCGCGCGTCTCGCTGGCTTGCCGTCGAGTGATCCGCCGAATCTGCTAACTACCGTGCTGCGCCAGGGTGCCGCCCCGGTAGTACCCGTCGATTGGCCGCTGCCGCGTCGGCGAGTCTCGCTGACGCAAACGGCGGGATGGATGTATGCCCGGCCGTCGTTCTATCCAGACGCGGCCGGACACAATAATCTCCAGCCGTACATCGCGGTGTACCACTGGTATCGGATCGCGTAAATGGCCGACTACGAGTGGCCGAATCCTGCGCGAGCCCGGCCCGCCGCGAAGGGGTGGACACAGAGCCGTCCGTTTTACTACGTCGACACGGCGATTCAGCGACAATCGGACTGGCCGAACCCGTTGGTCAAACGAGCGAATCGCGTCGGGTGGACGCACGATCGACCGCAGTACTACATCGACGCGGCGCCACACAACAACCTGATGCCTGGCATCACGGTCTACCTGTGGAAACGCATCGCGTAGGGAGACGAGCATGGCGACAGTCGAGCGGTTGGGGCGGGTGACGGCGGAATGGGTGGCGGTGATCACGGCCATTGTCTTCGTGGTGGTCTGGCTCGTCCGCATCGAAGGCCGCGTCAACGGGCACGACCTCCAATTGCACAATGCTGGCGAGGTGCAGCGCGAGCAACGCGAACTCGAAGCGATGCGGTTTCAGGAACTCCGGTCCGACCTCGGGTATATTCGGATGCGGCTCGACGCCGCCCCCTCAAAATGACCATCACTGCCTTCGACCTCGCGCAACGGTTCATCGGCGTCACCGAGACGGCTGGGACGATGTCCACACCGATGGTGCTCGCGTTCCTGCGGCTGGACAACCCGACTGTCGCGGATGACGCGACGGCCTGGTGCTCGGCCTTCGTGAACTTCATCGCGTGGCTGCTCAGACTCCCGCGCTCCAAGAGTCTCGCGGCGCGCTCCTGGCTGACCGTTGGCACGCCCGTCGCACTGTCGGAGGCGCTGGCCGGGTTCGACGTGGTCATCCTCTCGCGCGGGCCTGCGGTCCAGCCGGGGCCGACTATCATCGACGCGCCGGGTCATGTCGGGTTCTTCGCGTCGTGCATCGGCGGTACGGTCTATCTGCTGTCTGGAAATGATGGTGATCAAGTTCGCATCGCAGGGTTCCCTGTCGAACGGGTGCTCGGCGTGCGGAGGCTGGCATGATGGACGATGTGATGACCCACGTGACGCTCGGAGCGGCCATCGCCTACGGCATCCAAGCCTTGAAGCACTCACGGCTCCCCTGGATTTCCAACCAAACCGTCGCGCTCAATCGGGTCGTCTCGCTGGTGGCCGCCATCGTTATCGGGCTAGGGATAACCGTGACCGGCGACGGGGATCACGGGTGGACGATTCAGGTGCCGATGCTCAGCGTGCTCGCCCAGGGGGTCTGGGAGAGCGGCAAACAGTTCCTCATGAATCAGGTCATTTACGATGGCGCGGTCCGCGCCAAGGAGTGAGCATGTCAAAACCCTTCTGGAAGTCGAAAACGTTCTGGCTGCAAGCACTCCACGTCGCCGTGCAGCTCCAACCGTTCGTGCCGATCAATCACACCGCCACGGCGGTTATCATGGCCGTCGTCACGGCGGCGAATCGCTTCGTGACAGACGGCGCGGTCACGCTCACGAACTGAGTTCGACGGGGCGCTCGTGGCTGGGACTCATCGTCTTCAACGTCGACGGGTGCATCGAACAACTGGACGCAGCCGCATAACTTGACAAGTCTCCTGCCGCGCGTGTAGTCTCCCCACATGGCGACACGCGCGATTTTCACCGGCAAGGCTGGCGGCGCACGTCTTCAAGGCATCGTGTCCCAAGTGGGCGCGGTGGCCTTCGAGGCGGCCAGGGCTCGGCTCGCCGATCTCGCGGGTCGCCATGTCGACAGCATCAGCGACGGGGACACCTTCGAGTTCTTGGCGAGGGGCTACGTCGCCACCCGGAAGTTCCTTCGACAGCAGGAGAAGACACATGGCCTTAACCCCAGACACTCCGGCGGCAGCGCCGCCGATCACATCTCCCCCGCCCGGACTCGCGCTGTTGCGCGCCCCGTTCCAACCGAACCAGATCAGTAAGCTCCCGAAGCCGCTCAAGCGGCGCGACGAGATGGACAAGCTCCCGAAGGCGAAGTGTGCCGAGTGCGGGGGCTATCACGCGACGTCAGCGGTCGTGCATCTGGACTACGTCGGCCACGCGGCCCTGACCGACCGGCTGCTCGATGCCGACCCGTGCTGGACGTGGGTGCCGCTGGCCTGGACCGGGGACGGGCTCCCGCTGTTCGACAAGGTCGGGGGGCTTTGGATCACGCTCACGGTCTGCGGCGTCACGCGTTACGGCTACGGTCACGCCGGGGACAAGAGCGGTGGAGACGCCACGAAGGAGATCATCGGGGATGCTCTTCGCAACGCCGCCATGCGGTTCGGGGCGGCCCTGGACCTGTGGCACAAGGGCGACCTCCACGCGGACGAGCCGGACGCCTCGCGGCCCAAGCGAGCGGCTCAGCCCGCGCCCGTGCCGACGCCACGCCCGACGTCCACCTCGACCGCACTCATCACCGAACCCCAGCGGAAACGCCTCTGGGCACTCCTGAAGAAGAGCGGTCGGGATGAGAATGTGGTCAAGCTGTGGCTTGAAGCCCGCTACAAGATCGCGTCCAGTAAGGCCATCCCGCAGAACCTCTACGATGCTATCTGCGAGGCCATCAGCGCACCGGGGCCGCTGGCACTCGAAGAGCGTGAACCCGGCGAAGATGACGGAGCCGAAGCATGAAGACCGTCACGCAGACCGACATCGACCGGATGATCTACATCGAGGGGCGCATCGAACAGGTGCTCCTGGAGTTCCGGTCTAACACCGAGGCGCTGCTCGTCATGTTCGCCCTCGTCCGCCTCGCCCGCCGGCTGCTCCGGCTCTACAACGCGGATACCAGGAACCAACTCGCGAAGCCCCTGTCACAATACCTGACCGTGGAGGCGCTTGACAGTGACGAGAACAATCCCCTGCTCTACGCGCCAGGCGGCGGGAGGCTGAATTGAACGCCGTCGAGTTCCGATTCGAGCAGGAAACACACACGTACCTGTCGCCGGTCACGGGCGAGGTCTACCCCAGCATCACGCAGATGCTCGACCGCACGGGCTGGATCGATTCACGTTGGTATACCGAGGCGTCCAGCGAGCGCGGCACGGTCGTCCATGACCTGACGGCTCGCCACGACCTCGGGGTGCTCGACCTCGACACCGTGCCCGACCAGTATCGCGGGTGGGTGGGCGCCTACGCGAACGTCGTCAGCATCCTCCAGCCTGAGTGGGTCAAGATCGAAGAACCGGCCGTGCATCCCCACTACCGATTCGGCGGGCGGATCGACCGCGTCATGAAGCTCCGGGGCGCCTACGGCGTGCTGGAGATCAAGTCGGGCATTCCCCAGCGTAGCCACCCCATTCAGACAGCCCTGCAAGCCATCCTGGAGGCGCATGACCTCGGGCTGGCCCCAGAGGCCATCCAGCGGTTCGCGTTGTACCTGAAGCCGACAGGGCGGTTCAGCCTGGAGGAGCACAAGCGGCTCCGGGACTTTGACGACGCGCGGGATGTCATCAGCCGATGTTGCGGGCGGGCGTCGTGAGGGCGTGGTTACGTCGATGGTGGCGCCGGTATCGTCGCCCATCCCTCGGGCAGGTGTCGGGGACGTGGCTCGCGCAGTTCTATCGACGGCCGGAACATCATGAGGCGTGGCGGTGATTCGTCGCGAGCGCAAGCCTCCAGGCCCCACCGCTCGGGCCAGAGCCCAACGGCGCGGTGCCGCGTACCGCGCCTACGTCAGGGTCTGCAAACTGGTGGACCTCCGCGACGACTACCGGTGTCGGGGATGCGACGAGAGTGTCCTGAGACGCCCCAGGCACCACCATCACATCGTGTTCCGATCCCAGTGCGGCGAGGACACGCTGGAGAACCTCGTGCTCCTGTGCGCGGACTGCCACGATGCTGTCCACCGGACGCGGAACTTGGTCGTGGCGCGCACCGATGACGGGGTGACGTTCACGTGGCGGCCATGACCGTCGTCTGGTCCGGCGCCATGCGAACCGCCATCCCCGGCTGCGGGGGGATCACGCGAACCCACGACTACCTGACGGACTACGGGGCGACCGATGGCCTGTTTGTTCGAGAACCCAGCGACCCAGGGAAGACCCGCGTGCCTGTGACACCACCACCGCCCGAGACACGCCGGGGTCGACCGGCTGGGACCATGCGCCGCTGTCGGTGTGGGCGAGTCGTCCCGGTCAAGGCGCTGAAACGGGGACGCCGGCCGACCTGCCCGTCCTGCTGGGCGAAGCGATGATGTCGTACGACGACCGGCAGCACGGCGCCGTGCATCGGACGCGGGCCCTGATCATCGAACGGACGGATGATGGGGTGACGTTCACACAGAAGGAGAAGACACATGCGAGAGAACGACAAGATACTTGACCGGCTGACGAAAGAACGCAGCACCCTACGGGCCAGACTGCTCGTCGTCGAAGATCAGATCGTGACCCACGCTCTACTCGGGAACACGAATGCTACCTGGCGCCACGGGTTCCCCGACCGAGCCCTGTTCGATGCGCCTGGCGACGTGCCCATCCTCGAGCGCATCCGCACGTATCTGCCAGCCTGGTCGAGAGCGATACCAGACAAGCGGCTTTGGGAAGTGGTTGCGGCCACCGTGGCCGTAGCCAGGCGGGCCCATCGCGAGGAGTATCGAGACGCCGTCGCTAGGAGCACCGCTACTTGACAAGTGCCTGTTTATGTGTTCCGAATCGTCAATCGCCAGACGTGGCGCGATGTCGAGTAGTAGGAGGGTCAACGGGACGGAGCTTCGCGCTCCGTTCCCGTAGGGGCGTACTTTGGTGGGAAGTCTCGCGCCGCCTCGCTCATCTGGGAGCGATTCGGCGATGTGCCGAACTACGTCGAGCCGTTCGCTGGGAGCCTTGCGGTCCTGCTCGGCCGACCAACTGCACCCCAGATCGAAACCGTCAACGACAAAGACGGCTTCGTGTGCCTAGCCCCAGAGACGCGTTTACTGACGACGGATCTACAGTGGCGCGCGGCTGGGACTCTATCGGTTGGCGATGAGTTATACGGATTCGATGAGCAGAATGGCCCATCGCGATCAGGATTACGGGCGCCTATGAGTTATCGGAAATGGCGCGCGACGACGATCACGCGCATCCAACGAGTCTCGCGTCCATCGTACCGACTCACGTTCGATGATGGCACGGTGATCGTCGCGTCCGAAGATCATCAATGGCTCATTGGGTCGCATCGTACAGGCGGCCGCGGATGGCGATGGGGTGCGACGAAATCACTCGTGGCGAACCGACGCGCTCAGTGTTCCTGGGTGCTGAAGGTGGCCCCAGTCGCTGATCGAGAAGAGACGTGGGATGCTGGATGGATTGGTGGATTCTTCGATGGCGAAGGACACCTCACGAACGGCCCAGGGTGGTGTCTCGGGGTGTCGCAGAACACCGGCGGCGCCCTGACGCGTGCCTGCGCGTGGTTGGCCTCGCGCGGCTTCAAGACGAGCATGCAAGCTGCGAAGCGGTGCAGGTTCGTGCGAATCGGCGGCGGACGGTATGAATCCCTCCGATTTCTGATGCTGACGCGCCCGGAACGTCTGATCGCGAAGTTACGGACAAAGATCGCCGCTGGGCGCGTCTCACTCTACGGTCGCGATCATCGCGTTGTCGCGCTCGTGAAGAAAGAGTATGTCGGGGTCGTGCCTGTTCTGGCCATTGAGACGGACAGCCATACATTTATCGCCGAAGGGCTCGCGTCTCACAACTGCAACTTTTGGCGAGCACTCGCGGCTGATCCTGACGCCGTCGCTGACGCCGCGAACTGGCCCGTGAATGAGAACGATCAACACGCGCGCCACATCTGGCTCGTCAATCAGCGGGCCACGCTCACCGCCAAGCTCGAAGGCGACCCGGACTATTTCGATGTGAAGATCGCCGGGTGGTGGGTGTGGGGGATCTGTTGCTGGATTGCTGGCGGGTGGTGCTCCGGGAAAGGCCCGTGGCAGTCAGTCGATGGGCAGATGACCGATGTGGGCGCTGACGGCATCGCGAAGCGGCAGCGCGTGCATCTGGGTGCCGGGCAGGGCGTCCACCGGAAGCTCGTGCATCTGGGCGATGCCGGGCGGGGCGTCCACCGGCAGCTCGTGCATCTGGGCGATGCCGGGCAGGGCGAGTGGTTCGCGGCGCTGGCCGCCCGCTTGCGTCACGTTCGGGTCTGCTGTGGCGATTGGGAGCGTGTCTGCGGGCCGACGCCCACGGTCAAGCAAGGGCTGACCGGCGTGCTCCTTGACCCGCCGTACGGCGACGACGCCGACCGGGACACGGGCTGCTACGCGGTGGACTCCGGCACCGTCGCGGCCGACGTGCGGGCCTGGGCCATCGCGCACGGCGACGACCCCCTACTACGGATCGCGCTCTGCGGGTACGACACCGAGCACGCGATGCTGGACTCCTGGACGGCTGTTCCGTGGAAAGCGGCCGGTGGATACGGCTCCCAAGGCGATGGACGCGGGCGGGAGAATGCGGCCCGAGAAACGATCTGGTTTTCTCGACATTGCCTCCGGCCCGCCGATGGGCTCCCGTTCGACACTTGACAAGTCGCCGTGTCGTCTGTAGACTCAGAAAAGAAGGAGAACAGACACATGGCACAGCGACACACTCCCACCGACCTTGAACCCGCGAACCCAGAACTCACGCTCACTCTCGGCGACGGCCACCAGATCACGGTCTTCCTGAAGGGGCTGATTCCCTTCTTCAGCACGGCCAGAACACTCGAAGCCAAGGCCATCGACACCTTGGCACGCGCGAAGGCGTTGCTCCCGCCCCAGGATGCCGAAGCCGACCTGGACCTCCAGCGGTTCGTCAAGGCCACGACCCTCGACAAGAAGGAAGTCGAAGCGCACTGGTCCGTCTGCCAACTCGCCAGCCAGTTCCACAGACGGCTCGTGGCTGCACGGAAGCGGGCCGTTGACCCCTTGGAGGAGGCCGGCGCCATCGCGAACAACCTGCACAATCGGTATGTCGACGCCGAACGACGCCGGGTGGCGCAGGAGCAGGAACGGCTGAGGCGTGAGGCGGAAGACCAGGCGCGGCAGGACCGGGAGCTGGCGTTGCAGCGTCAACGCGAGGAAGCGGACCGGATCGAGGCGGCATCCGACAACCTGAGCGAGCGAGAGCAGCGGTTCGTCGACGACTACGTGCGGACCCAGCGGGCGGTCGACTCCGCGCGATACGCCGGCTACGCGAACCCGGACAAGGCGGCGGCGCGACTCCTGGCATCCGAGAAGATCGCCACGGCCATCGCCAACGCGCAGAAAGCCCAGGCCATTCGACTCCAGGCCGATGCCGTCGAAGCTGCCCCATTGGAGATTCAGGTCGAAGAGGTCAAGCCGGACATCCTCCGGGCCGGGGGGTTCGACCGCACGACGTGGTCAGGCGAAGTGCTCGATGCTCGGGCGTTCATCGAAGCGGTCGTGAGCGGCAAGCACGGGATCCCGTTGGACGTGCTCACAGTGAACCCGGTGAAAATCAACGAATATGCCCGGTCCCTCCACGAGCGCCTTGACTTGTGGCCGGGCGTCCGGGCGCGCAAGACGACGAAGGTCGTCTAATGGCGCCACAGACCGCACAGGCGCCCCGTGGCGCCCCGACCGACGGACGGGGGGCGCCTACCCTCCGTCCGCACCAGATCGCCGCCCTGGAGGCCATCAGCGCAGCCAGGGCGGCAGGCCAGAACCGGCTGCTGCTGAAGATGCCCACGGGCACGGGCAAGACCGTGGTGTTCTCGGCCATGCTCCGGTGGCCGGGACTTCGGGACTGGCTCCAGACGTTCCCCGCCGGCCAGCGGTCCATGCTCGTGGTGGCGCACCGGGAGGAACTGCTCGACCAAGCGGCGGCGAAGCTGGTGCAGGCCAACCCCGGCCTGCTGGTCAGTGTCGAGCAGGGCGACCGCCACGCGACCCCGCACAGTGACGTGGTGGTGGCGAGTATCCAGACCTTGTCGGCGATGGGATTCCGCCGGCTGGACCGGCTCCAGCGGTCGCACACGTTTCGGTTGGTCATCATCGACGAAGCCCACCACGCGGCGGCGTCGACCTACCGGAACGTCCTCGTGCGCCTCGGGTTCCTGCCGGCTGCGGATGCCACCGACGGCGAGGGCGAGATCGACGCTGCCACCTTCGGCGACGTCGCGGTCATGGAAGCGGCCCTCAAAGGCTGGGACCAGATCGCGCCCCAGGACCGGCTCCTGGTCGGGGTGACGGCGACCCCGAACCGCTCCGACGCCGTCGGCTTGGGATGTGTCTACCAACAGATCGCGTATTCCTATGCGTTGCGAACCGCCATCGAGCAGGACTGGCTGGTGCCGATCACGCCCTGGGTGGTGGAGACGACCGAGAGCCTCGACGACGTCAGGACGACACACGGGGACTTCAACCAGCGCGATCTGGCCGATGCCGTGAACACGGCCGGGCGGAACCGTCTCGCGGTGAATGCGTGGCTCGAGCACGCGAACGGACGGCAGACCATCGCGTTCTCGGTCGACGTGAAGCACGCCCACGCCATCGCGGAGGCGTTCAACGATGCGGGTATCCCGGCAGCGGCGGTGAGCGGGGAGACACCGAAGGACATCCGTCGACAGATGCTCGCGGACTACTCCGCCGGCTCCATTCGCGTGATCGCGAACTGCATGGTGCTCACGGAAGGGACGGACCTCCCGGCCACCAGTTGCATCCTGCACGCGAAGCCCACCAAGAGCGCCACCCTCTACGAACAGATGACCGGCCGCGGTCTGCGGATTCATCCTGGCAAGACCGAGTGCGTCGTGATCGATCTGGTCGACGTGGCCAGACGGCACTCCCTCCAGGCCAGCCCGGTGCTCTACGGCCTGCCGCCAGGGCTCAAGACCAAGGGCGACGATCTGCGGAAGACGGCTGACGAACTCGACGAGATGCTGGCGAAGTACCCGGCGCTCGACCTGTCAACGCTGGGCCGCGTCTCGATGGCCGACCTGCGGGTGGTCTGCTCGACCTTCGACGTGTGGACGGTCCCGACGTTGACGGCCTTCGGCGCCGGGCGGGCCTTGAACTGGCTCAAAACGGCTGAGGATGTGTACCGGCTGTCCTACCCATGGGAGGACGGGAACGAGACGCTGACGGTCAGCCGTGACCTCCTGGGGCACTGGACGCTGGCGGCGACGTTCCGCCCGACGCAAGGGCCGGCGCGTCAGCGCACGCTGGCGACGGACATTCTGACCTCAGACGATGCCGCCGGCACAGCGGAGACGTTCGTGCTCCAACACCGGCAAAGCGTCCAGCGGCTCAAGGCGACGGACGCCCCCTGGCGCAAGCGTCCGGCCAGCCCGAAGCAGATCGCGCTTCTGCGGAAGCTGCGGGCACCGATAGCGGCTGGCCTCACGATGGGGCAGGCGTCCGACATGATCGACTTGGGACAGGCGCGGCGGGGACGGCGGTGACAACCAGGAGGCCAGATGGCGACACGACGATCGGTGATTGAAATCGAGGAACAGCTTCGGGAGACCCTCAGGAATGAACGCGACACCCTGACGCGCTTGCGCTCGCTGAGCGAGACGCGCATCACGGAACAGGAGACGGTGGTGAAGACGCTCGAACGGGTGCTCGCGCTCGTTGAACGGGACACGGCGGAGCCCGCGTAGGTACACCACATCTTGTGGTGGTTGCTTTTCGGGAGCAGTTTGATCTTAGGATAAAGGCCTGAGCGGAGGACACAACTCCCCGCTCAGGCACGCCACAGCGCCACAACGCTGGACGCAGGAGGACTTCATCCTATCCTGCCCCCCATCGTTCTGACAAGTGGCCGCGAGACCGGCCAGGAGCCAAGACAACGCCACCAGGGCCGGTGTTGCGTGAGACGTCCGCTACTGGGTGCTGCCAGCGGAAGGGTGGGGCCGGAGGGTCACAGCCCGCAGGGGACGCCGTGCGACGGCGCGCAACTGTGACCCATCGGCAGGTGTGTCGTCACGCAACCTGCCGGCCTGTGACGGGGCGCCGGCTATACCGGATGACACTCTTCGCAGGACGGCACCCCCAATCATATGGGGAGCCGTCCGCCTGCTCGAAGGCTTAGAACTACCCGGATAACAAGAACTTAAAGAGGTTCTGACGTGAATAGAAAGACTCTGAAAAGACGGGACATATTACGGGCGAAAAGTCTGGGTGTGACCCCGCCACGATCAGAGACACGGCACGAACGAAAACGCCGGTTGACGCTGAAACGGTTGCATCGACTGGCCGCCAGCGGTATCGCCCAGTTCGACCCATGCCCGCGACTCAGGAAGACAGGAGACTGACATAATGGCTGACCCCACACCGTTACCGAAGATCGCGAAGCTCATCGAAGCGCAGCGTGACCTGCTCGAAAAACTGGACGCGGTGACGCACGAGATCGAGCAACTCCTGGCCGGCAAACCCGGCATCGGGGCGACGTTGAAGCGGCTGGAAGCGGCCTTTGAGCGGGTCCACGAAGCCCGGTATCACGGGGTGTATGTCTGGAACTTCGTGAAGGACCGGGCGCAGATGAAGCGGCTGCTCAGAACGCTGGACGTGGAGGACATCGAGGGCCGGATGCTGGTCTATCTCGGCAGCGATGAACCGTTCTACACGAAGGCGCGGCACTCATTCCCGGTGTTCGTCGCCGCCGTCAACGGCCTGGTCAATCCCAGCCAGTCGCACGACCTCGACGACGACGTGCAGGCCACGAAGCGCCGGATCGCGGAGTCGCGACGGTGAAACCGAAGGCGGTCGCCACGAGTGAGCGGACACTCCCGAGCAACCTCGAAGCGGAACGCGCGCTGCTGGGCGCGGTCATCGTGCACAACGCCGCGCTCGACGTCGTCGACGACATCCTCGACGCCAAGGCGTTCTACCGGCAGGCGCACGGCACGATCTGGCAGGCGATCACGGGGCTTCGCGAGGCGAGAACGCGGATCGACTTCGTGACGCTGAAAAACGAACTCGCAAGGGAGAACGCGCTCGACGACGTGGGCGGGGCCGCGTACATCGCCAGTCTCGTCGACGGGGTGCCCAGCACCGCGAACGCCGAGCACTATGCCCACATCGTGAAAGAGAAGGCGCAGCTTCGCGGATTGATCTACGCCGCGAACACGCTCCTGACCGAGGCGTACGACGCGGACCGACCAGCGCAGGACATCCTCGCGGATGCTGACCGGCAGTTCGTCAGCCTCTCAGCCCAGTCGCGCGGCACGATGCAAGGTGTGAGCACGACGGGGCTGTTCTCCGATCTCGAAGCGCGCATCGAGAACAAGGGCCAGATCACGGGCGTGCCGACCGGGTTCGACTCGATCAACGACCTCACGTCAGGCTGGCAAGCGGGCGACCTCGTGGTGCTGGCGGCCCGACCGTCGATTGGAAAAACATCCTTCGCGGCGAACACAGCGGTCGCGGCGGCTCGATCCGGGACGCGTGTCGCGTTCTTCAGCCTGGAGATGCGACGGAGGCAGATCGAGTATCGCCTCTGGGCGCAACTGAGCGGGGTGACGCTCGCGCGTATCCTCGCCGGCAATCTAGGCCAGGGTGACTATGCGAACCTCAGCCATGCTCTCGCGGAACTCGATGCCATCCCTCTGGAGATCGACGACCGCGGCGGGCAGACCGCTGGGGATATCCGGTCGACCTGCCGACGGATGCGCTCGGAGAAGGCTGGCCTCGGGCTCGTCGTGATCGACTACGTGCAACTGATGACTGGCTCGACCGACCGGCGTGGCGCCACGCGGAACGAAGAGATCAGCGACATCAGCCGGCGGCTGAAACTCCTCGCCGGCGACGTCGGGGCGCCGATCCTCCTGCTCTCGCAGCTCTCACGGGCTGGGAAGGACCGATCAGATGCCAGACCTCGGCTCTCCGACCTCCGCGACTCAGGCGCCCTGGAGCAGGACGCGGACACCGTGGTGCTGCTCCACCGGGAGAGCCACCGCAGCGGCGGCACGACACACGCGATCTTCGAGAAGCAGCGAAACGGCCCGACCGGCGCGTTGAACCTCACGTTCGACCGGGAGCGGACGACGTTCACCGACGGCGGGGACGACCCGCCACCACCAACACGGCGGAAGAGGGACACGCGGACGTTCGGGCCACGCCAGGGCGCACTTGTCAACGACGCGGTTGACGAACTTGACAACTGAGTATAGGATTGCGCCATGTTGCACATCGGCATCGATCCAGGCGTGAACGGGGGCATCGTGTTTCGTGATGACTCCCGCGTGGTGTGCATGGCGGCGATGCCGAAGACCGACGCGGACGTGTTTGCGCTGTTGACTGAGCATCAGACACGCGTGCCGTTCTGCCGGGCCATGATCGAGCGCGTCCACTCCAGCCCGCAGATGGGCGTCGTCTCGGCGTTCACCTTCGGGCGCGGGGTCGGGGCGCTCCATATGGCCTTGCACGCGGCGTACATCCCCTTCGACGAAGTCAGTCCGCGCACGTGGCAGAAGGCGATGGGCGTGATCTACCCGAAGGACTCGACCCAGACCCAGCGGAAGAACCTCGCGAAGGCCAGAGCCCAGCAGTTGTTTCCGACCGAACACATCACCCACGCCACGGCCGACGCGCTACTCCTCGCGGAGTACTGCCGTCTGACGTGGCATTCCCGCAACCGCCCCGAATCAACAGGAGCGACCGATGGCCAAACGACGACAGTCCGACCCTGACGCGGCCCCCAAGCGCCGCCCGCGTGCGAAGCCCCTCCCAGGCATGGAGGACATGGTCCACCCCGTGCTCGACCGCTTAGCTGCTGCGGTGGCAGACGTGCGGGAGACGCTGAACGATGCTAGAGCGCACGAAGCGGGCTACCTGACGGCGGCGCTGACCGAGATGCGGAAAGAGAAGCGGCAGACGTTCCGCGCGCACGGCGTCGAGTTCATTCGCGTCCCAGGGGAAGAAAAGCTCCGGGTGCGCACGTCAAAGGGTGGCGACCAACCGACGGCCGAGAACGAAGACATCGAGGACGCTGAGGTCGCATGAGTAAGCTCGCGACGGTCGACCCGAAGCAAATCACGATCGGCGGGTTCACGTTCACCGAGACAGGCGTGTCGGTGAACGGGGCTCCGTCCTTCGGGGACTACCAGGGCGCCAGCGACTTCGCGACACGCGCGGTCAAGGCGAGTTCATGGTGGATCGCCGACCTGCTCCGGTACGCGGACACGCGCGACGATTGGCGCGCGAAATTGGAGGCCGTCATGGACCACACCGAACTGGCCGAGGAGACGGTCAAGAACCTCAAATGGGTGGGGGAGAAAGTCCCCCCAGCACGGCGCCGTGCCGATGTCGCCTTCTCTCTCCACACCGAGGTCGCGCCGTTGTCAGGGCCAGAGCAAACCGAGTGGCTCGAGCAGGCCGCCGAGAAGGGCTGGACACAACGCGAACTGCGGCACGCGATCAAAGTCGCCTCGCGCACCGTGGTGCTGAAGGGCGGGGCCGACAACTGCTACACGGTCGACGTCACCGTGCGGATCGAATTGAACGCCCCGGCGCCGTATACGCCCTTCGCCGCACAGGAGGCCGCCTGGGCGCGCATCAAGGCCGCGGTGGCCTCGGAGCCCCACGCGCATGTGATCGGCGCTCACGCGCTGCCAGGCGTGAAATGACCGACGGCCAGCCGACCCGCGAGGAACTGTTCGCCGCCGAAGTGGACGAGATCAGGATCGCGCTCGAACTGGTCCAAGCGGCGCTCGCTGACGCGCGCGAACGAGGCGTCCCGACCCGGTCGTTGCTCGGGGCGCTGGCGGGGGCGATGATCCAGCACTTCACGGTCTATGGGGACGAGTCGCCGCAGACCTGTACGGCGCAGATGCGCGCGGCGTTTCGGCTGATCGAGGTCGGGGTGGCGACCAAGCGTGGCGCGGCGCAGGACGAGACGCCGCGTATTCACATCGTGGGGTGAGCCGATGCCTGATATCTGGCTGACGATTCAAGAGGCGTGCGCGGAGGCGAAGGTCACACGTCGGACGATCTACAACTGGCTCGCCAAAGGGAAGCTCGTGACGCAGCGCACGGCGGGGGGATCGCTACGGATTCTGGCGTCGTCGCTGTGGGTGACGGGGCTGACGCCGGCGCGGAGGGACTGAGATGACTGATCTACGTGCGGCGCTCGTGGCGCTGGAGCAGGATCTACGGTCGCTGGCGGCTGGGTATGCCGTCTCGAAGCCGACACGCCCATTCGCTGATGATGTGGCCGAGCAGTTGACCGATTACGCCGACCGTCTCGCGGAAATATTGCCGGGGGTGACTCCCGCCAGGGGAGCTGTGCAGGACGCGACCCCTGCTCTGAAAGATGCCGGTGCGCGGGCGACCGCAAGACCGGCCCCGGCAGCACAACAGGGGGTCGAGTGGATCCTGGCTGCCACGGCCCCGGCAGACCTCCGGCCGTGGGTGCAGCACACGGCAGACTGCGGCCAGACGCTGAAGATCATCACGAAGCCATGCCCCAACTGCCACCGTGAGCACAAGGCGTTCGCCGGCACGCACGGGCAATGTGCGTTTTGCGGCAAGCGGATTGTCTTCGAGGACGGCGAGATTCTATGCACCTGCGGCGTGGATGCCGTTCTGTCTGCGCCTCCCGTGGACCTCCGGCCGCTCCATGCGCTCATGGACCACTGGCGGCTCTCGCGGCATCAACGCGACCATGAGCGGGCCGATGAACTAGGTGCGGCTCTCAATGTCATCGATGCCCTCCGTGGGACGGAGACACCATGAACCTGAGATTGCGATTACCAGTCCTAGCGTGGGGTATCGTCGAGTGCAGCACCGGCAAACTGACCGTGATTGATGCGCATCTGCCCGTGTTCTGGCTGCGCCATGTCGCGGTTGATGCCGCGAACAATGCCGGCTATACCACCAGGGGAACAGATGCCGATGTGGTCATTCAGAAAGTCATGATTCGGCGCGTGTCGGAGACGACAGGAGGCGAGACGTGAGCGAACAACTTGCGCTAGCGCTGGTGGCGGCGAGCATGGGAAACCTGGGTGTCTACATCTGGGCGCAGGCACGTAGGTGGCCACAGTCACTACATCGAAGCGTCACGCTGGGCATGGCGCAGGGCGTGGTCGTTGGGTCAGTCCTCAGCCTGCTGTGGCTGTGGTGGCTCCAATGAGCGCCCACTTTTCTTTTCTTCGCACGGGAGAACGAGGTAAGACGTCGGGACCTTTGGCGCGCTCATGATCGAGGACGTGCTACGGCGAGCGGACACGGCGGCGATGTCAGGCGATGTGGTGGAGATGATCCGAGTCTACCAAGAGATGAAGGAGATCGAAGCATGACCCTGCTCCACCCGCTAAGCACCGAAGTTGACACCTGCTGCGTCGTGGATCAGTTCTGCCTCAGCCCAGCGAATCTAGAGGAACTGGTACCTGTACGGTCCCGGTGCGTGTGTTGCGATGAGTCGGTATGCCGGATGTGCTCCACGCGCAGGCTGTATCGCGGTCGGCTGTCGCGCATCTGTAACGACTGCCAAATAGAGTATCTCGACAATCGTGCAGATGCCCGCGTAATGGCTCGGTTGCGAAGGTTGGCTCGATGACCCCGCCCCACCATCTGAGCGCGAGATGGCGAGAACGAGCGCGATGGCTACGGACGCAGGAAGATACCGGATCGTGGGCGCGACTAGACGGACAGGCAATCGCGTATATCTCGTGTGCCGATGACCTCGACGCCTACCACGCAGGGACCGCAGAGCAGCGTGAGCACGTCGCGCAGCAGCTTCGGATGTGGACGCATCCACTCGTGACGGGCGAGTGTGCATGGTGCCTCGACCCGATGGACGAGCACGACGAAGAGTGCCGTGTCCCCCTATTGCGCCTCGCTGCGGATCTACTCTGGCCCCTCCCTGCACCCCCAGGAGTGACGACATGATCTGGATCTACGTGCCGACGTGTATCTGCGCGACGGGCGGGCGACCGTGGCCGGGGTGTGTGGTGCATGGAGACGGAGGGACGCCATGAGCCCACATGAGATCCGCCGTCGGCACACGTCGGGGTGTCTCACCGACTGCGTGGCCTTTGTGCTGAGGCAGCATCCGTTCCAGGTGCCGTTGTTCGTCGACCAGCGGGCGGGTTGGGTCCAACGGCTGAAGCGATATTTCCTGCGACACGGGTATCGGGTGTACTGGAGATGCTGCACGTCGGTCCCCCGGCGTGGCACCCACATCGTCTGCGGGGACAGCTTGGAGTACAAGACGTTCGCGCACGCCGTTGTCTATCGGTCCGGGGCGCTGGTGTACGACCCCCAATACCCGTCTCGGTGGAGAGATTCGCGCATTACGCATCGGCTGGTGTGCATGCGGATTAACGACGGAGGGACGCCATGATCCTCACCCCTGCGATGGAGCAGGCCATCCGCGCGGCCCTTGCCGACAATCCGGCCCGTCTCGGCACGCACTGGGATGGCTGCTCTACCTACCACTGGGCCTGCGGCGTCGCGCCGCTCCTGGCGGAAATTGACCGGCTCAGGGCGCGCATTGCCGAGGCCGATGCCTTCGCCGGCCGTGTGCTCAACGGCGAAGAGGCGTAGAATGCCCAGGATGGCCCGCCAGAAGCCCCTCACGCTCTCGCAACAGGCGTTCCTGCATCACTACATTGAAAACGGCTTCAACGCCTCACGGGCCTACCAGACGACTCACAAGGGGTGTTCCCAGGACACCGCGGCGGCGAACGGGTCCAGAATGCTGAGCCTTGCTAGGGTCAAGGCCGAACTTGACAAGCGGCTCGCGAAACATTGGAAATCGCTCCAGATGGACGGCGAGGAAGCCCTGGCCCGTGTCGCGATGGACGCGAAGGCCGACCCGCGCGATTTGTTCGACGAACACGGGCATCCCCTGGCGCCGCACCAATGGCCGGCGCATATGGCGAACTCGATAGAATCCTTCGAAATCAAGGACAATCAGACCATCAAGGTGAAGCTCGCCAGCAAAAGCGCAGCGCGGAAGGTCATCCTCGATGTGACTGGCAAGCTCAAGAACCCGTTGGCGGAAGCCGCTGGGAACCTCGCGCGCATCCTGGCAGGGGACTTCAAGCCCGAGGACGATTCGTAGAAAAGCCAATGAAAATGGGGTACGTCCACCGCACGGTACCGTGCCGATGACCGTCGAACTCCTCGCCCACGGCTCCCTGGTCGCCCGCAAAGAGATTCCCCCGTTCGACCCGGTGCCCACGGTGCTCGTCTGGGGCGTGCGGACGTTCACGTTCTTCGGGACGGACACGGACGGCGTGGCGCTCTACGCGGAGGTCTTCGGCTACACGATATTTGATGTGGCGCAGCCGTCATAATGCCCGGCCAGATGGCCCTCGCGAAGGCCAAGCTCGACCGCTGGCGGGCGTACCCGGTGGAGATGGTAGTGGAGGAGTTCGGGGTCACTCCAGACCCGTGGCAGGCTGAGGCGCTGACGGCGTTCGCCGAACGCGGAGTACAACGCCTCGGGTTGCGTGCCTGCAAGGGGCCTGGTAAAACTTCGACGCTCGCGTGGCTGATCCTGAACTTCCTCGCGACCAGGCCCAGCCCGAAGATCATCTGCACTTCGATCACCGAGGCCAACCTCGACACGAACCTCTGGCCTGAACTCGACAAATGGATGAGCCGGTCGGCGTTCTTCCGTGCGGCGTTCCAATGGACGAAGACCCGAGTCCAGTACAGAGCGGACCCGAACAACTGGTTCGCGGTCGCGCGCTCATGGCCGAAGCAGGCGAACGCCGAGCAGCAGGCCGACGCCCTGGCCGGCGTCCACGCGGACCATGTCATGGGCGTCATCGACGAGAGCGGGGGCGTGCCGCAGGCCATCATGGCGACCCTGGAGGCCATCCTGTCGTCGTGCATCGAGGGGAAGCTCGTCCAGGCCGGGAACCCGACGCACACCACCGGGCCGCTGTATCGCGCCTGCACGCTCGACGCGCACCTGTGGCGGATGATCACGATCACGGGCGACCCGGACAATCCCCGGCGGTCGTCGCGCATCAGCCTGGAGTGGGCGCAGCAGCAGATCGCGAGCTACGGCCGAGACAACCCTTGGGTCAAGGTCAACGTGCTGGGCGAGTTTCCTGATGCCTCCATCAATGCCCTCTTGGGCGTCGAGGAGGTCCAAGCGGCGATGGACCGGCACCTCCGCAAGGACCAATACGACTGGGCACAGAAGCGCCTCGGGGTCGACGTGGCGCGGTTCGGGGACGACCGGACGGTCATCTTCCCGCGGCAGGGGATGGCCGCGTTTCGCCCGGTGGTGTTGCGGCACCTCAGGACGACCGATATCGCGGCCAGGGTGGCGCAGTGCCGACGTGACTGGGGCTCCGAGATGGAGCTGATTGACGACACCGGGCATTGGGGCCACGGGGTACTCGACAACCTGCTGGCCGCTGGTATCCCCAGCATCGGGATCAACTTCGCTGGGAAGGCGTTGAACCCCCGGTATCGGAACCGGCGGGCCGAGATGTGGCTGGAAGGCGCGAAGATGATCAAGGGCGGGGGTGCCTTGCCGAAGATGCCCGAGATGATCGGGGAACTGACGGAGCCGACCTACACGTTCATCAACGGGGTGTTCGTACTCGAGGAGAAGGACCAGATCAAGGAACGCCTCGGGCGCAGCCCGGACTTGGCCGATGCCTACATGTTGACGCACGCGATGCCGGACCAACCCGGACAGGTGCTCGCGGCGTTGACGGGGCGGACGACGACGTTGCACGAGTTCGACCCGTACGCGGTGTCGCCGGCCCAGCAGCGGGATTACAATCCGTTCGAGGAACGATGACTGAAAAACTGATGCGCCACCACGGATGCCCGATCACGTTCGACGAAACGAAGCAGGCGTGGCGCGCGTTCTGCCGGTGCGACCGGCATCCGCCGGATGACATGCGGCCGTGGTCTGGTCTCGCGCGGTCGCTCGTGGCGGTCAAGCGGCCGTGGTCTGGTCTCGCGCGGTCGCTCGTGGCGGTCAAAGCGGCCATCGACGCGCATATCGACTACGTGGGAGACGGGCAGTGAACCCGGATCACTTCGGCATCGGCGTCTCACCAGAGGAAGCGACACGCGTGGAGGCGGAGATCACGGCACGGCTGAACGCCGACGCGGAGGCGCTGCCGGTGCCCGAGCGTATCGCCAGCGTTGACTGGTCGAAGGACAAGCAACTCGAACAGGTCGCCATCGGCAACGGCACCATCCTGCACGCGAAAGACGGCGTGCGCTACGTGGTCTCGAACCTGAAAAAGATTCGGTTCAAGGACACGCCGAAGGGCCAGGAGGTCGGCGTGTTGACGCTGCGCCGGCTGATTCCGAAGGTGCGCGGGAAGGCGGCTCGAAGGGCCGACAAGGCCGCGAGACGTGCCCTCCGCAAGACAAACAGCGTGGACTGTGGTAAGAATGCTCCGCCGATGACGTAACAGCTTTGACGCACAGTGCTCCCCCTGGACTGGCCTCCGCGGGGTAGGAACAGGCACCCGACCTGGCACTGGCGACAACGGGACGCACGAGAACGGGCTCGCGCCTTCTCCTTCGGGAGAGTGGATGCGAGCCCGTTTTCGTTGTGGCCCGACGACTGGAGACGGATGAGCCTGTTTCACTGGACAAAGAAGATCAGCGAGGTCACGGCGAAGGCGGCGCAGCTCCACCAAGCGCCCCCGCCGGCCGTGTTGCCCATGCCAGTGGCCCCACCCGACGCGACGACCACGGCCAGCTTGGCCCGTACCGAGGCCCAGGCCGCGGCAGACAAGCTCAAGAAAAAGAACAGCTTCGCGAACAAGACGCTGCTCTCGGCTGGGCTGGCCCCGAAGGCCGGCGCCAGCACGATGAAGTCGACACTCTTGGGTGCGAACGCGGGTCAAACGATGGGTGGGCAGTAAGTGGCCGACACGCTCTACAACGACAGCGCCCCCGGACGGCGGTCCCGGCTGGAGCGGAGCAAGTCACGTCTCTGGACGGAGCGCGCGTCGTTCGACCAGCACTGGCGGGACATCGGCGATTACCTCATGCCCAGGCGGACGCGGTTCCACGCGAGTGACCGCAACCGGGGCGACAAACGGAACCAGAACATCATCGACAGCACGGCGAGATTCGCTGCTCGGACGCTTGCCAGCGGCCTGCACGCGGGGCTGACCTCCCCGGCTCGTCCGTGGATGAAGCTGACGACCTCGGACCCGGACCTCGCAGAGCACGGCCCGGTCAAGGAATGGCTCCACACCGTCACGCAGCGGATGCTCGATACGTTCCTGAAGGGGAACCTGTACAACGTGCTCCCGATGATCTACGGCGACATGGGGCTGTTCGGCACGGCCTGTATGTCGATCATGGCCGACCAGAAGGACGTGTTCCGGGCGTACGCGTATCCCCTGGGCTCGTTCGCCATCAGCATGGACCGGCGCGGGAACGCCTCCACGTTCTGTCGGGAGTACGAACTGAGCGTGCGGCAGGTCGTGGAAGAGTTCGGCGTCCGCCAAGGCTACCGGGATATCGACTGGTCAAAGATCAGCCTCGCGGTGAAGCGGATGTGGGACAACGGGCAGTACGAAGACCCGGTCCGGTTGGTCTGGATGGTGCAGCCCAACGCGCAGGCCGAAGAGGGGAAGATCGACGCGAAGTACCTCCCGTGGTCCTCCTGCCATTGGGAACTCGGGCAACCCAATGACCAGGGGTCGACGACGTCGGGGTTCCTTCGTGAGTCCGGGTATCAGACCTTCCCGATCATGGCGCCCCGGTGGGACATCACGGCCGAGGACAGTTACGGCACCGACTGCCCTGGGATGACCGCCCTCGGGGACGTGCGGCAACTCCAGGTCATGCAGCTCGAAAAGGGCAAGGCCATCAAGAAGATGGTCAGCCCGCCGATGGTGGCCCCGACCGCGTTCCGCACGCAGAAGACCAGCATCCTGCCAGGGGACATCACGTACGGGGACACCCGTGAAGGCCAGCAGGGGATGCGGCCGATCTACCAGGTGCAGATCGACCTCGAACACCTCCGGCTCGACATGGGCGAGGTGCAGTACCGGATCAAGCGGGCGTTCTACGAAGACCTGTTTCTGATGATGGCGCAGTCGGACGCCCAGCGCGGCTCGCAGCCGGTCACGGCCAGGGAGATTGACGAGCGGCACGAAGAGAAGCTGATCGTGCTCGGGCCGGTCCTGGAGCGCACGAACGACGAACTCCTGGACCCGATTGTCGACCGCGTATATCTGCTCATGCACGAGCGCGGGATGATTCCCGAGCCACCGGACGAGCTTGATCACGTCGATCTGAAGGTCGAGTACATCAGCATCATGGCCCAAGCCCAGAAGCTCGTCGGGGTTGGTGGGGTCGACCGCTACATGCAGAGCGCGACGGTGCTGGCGCAGACCTTCCCCGATGTGCGCCACAAGATCGACATCAACGAAGTCATGGACGGGTACGCCGAAATGCTCGGGGTGCCGCCGAAGATGACCCGGACCACCGAAGACGCCGTGAAGCTCCAACAGGCCGAAGCGCAGGCCGTCCAGCAGGCGCAGCAGGCCGAGCAAGCCAAGACCCTTGCCACGGCCGCGGCGCAAGCGGGCGCCCGTCCAGTGGCCCCGGACAGTGCCCTGGACCGCATGTCGCAACAGATGGGTGCGCCCGGCGCGCAGTCGGCGGTGGCATGAGCTACCAGCCCCAGCGTGCCCAGGTGCGGAATGCCGGCGACCCGGCGCAGGTTCGACGGGCCGCGCGGAAAGAGGCCGACGCCGAAGAACGGATGCGCGCGGCGGTGCAGACCGTTCTGGAGACGCCGGCTGGGCGGGCGTTCTGCTGGGCGCTACTCACGAAGGCCGGGATTTACGGCAGCGTGTGGGACCCGAGTTCGCGGATTCACTACAACGCGGGCCGGCAGGACTTCGGGCACGAACTCCAGGCGCTACTCGTGAACACCAGCGAAGACCTCTACATGACGATGGAGCGAGAGGCCAGGGCGTACGCCAAGGCTCTCGACCGAGAAACCGACGCGGCACATACCCCGCGTGCGGAGGAGCGAAGCAATGCCAGCAACTGAGAAAGTCACGGCGCCGGTTACCCCCCCAACCGTGATCGCAGAGCCGACCATTCCGGTGGTCACAGCACCCGTCACGCCGCCCGTGGAACCCGCGCACAAGGCCGAGCCGGTCGTACCCGCCTCGAAGGTGCCCGAGACATACACGCTCGTCGTGCCAGAAGGGTCGATCCACATCACCGCGGCGGACCTCACGAAGTACGAGGCTATCGCACGCGAGAAGGGCCTGAGCAACGAGGACGCGCAAGCCGTCATTGACGACGTCCACACCAACGTGGCGGCGGACACCGCGTCGATGTTGGTGGCGGCGAAGGCCGACAAGGACTACGGCGGCGCGAAGTGGGACGAGACGGTCACGCAGGCCGTCACGTTTCTCGACAAGGTGCGCCCGAAGGGGACACCGAGAGGGGACGCGTTCCGCGACATCCTCGACCGCACGGGCTACGGCAACCACATCGAGGTCATCAGCTTGTTTGCGGACCTCGGGCGCATGGGGGCGGAAGACACCCCCGGCGTCTCAGGCGTGAACAGCGACGGTGCCCAGAAGGGCACCCGCGAATCACGCATGTACAAATCGTAGGAGTTCATCATGGCAGCACTTGGCGTCGGCAATCTGACCCTCGCGGACTGGGCGAAGCGCCTGGACCCGAACGGGCAGACCAGCGACATCGTGGAAATGCTCAACCAGAGCAACGAAGTCCTCACCGACATGATCTGGCGGGAAGGCAACCTCCCGACCGGACACCGCACGACCGTACGGACGGGGCTCCCGACCGTGGTGTGGCGCTTGCTCAATGCCGGCATCGTGCCGAGCAAGAGCACGACCGCGCAGATTGACGAGCAGTGCGGGATGCTCGAAGCGTGGTCGGAGGTTGACAAAGACCTCTACATGCTCAACGGCTCGCAGGCGTCGTTCCGTCTGAGCGAGGCACAGGCGTTCATCGAGGCGATGAACCAGGAGTTCGTGCGTGTCCTGTTCTACGGCAACTCCGGGACGAGCCCGGAACAGTTCACGGGGCTCAGCGTGCGGTACTCGCTGACGACCGCGGGCAACGGCGCGAACATCATCCTCGGGGGTGGTGCGGGTGCCGACAACGCCTCGATCTGGCTCGTGTCGTGGGGGGACGAGACGCTGAGCGGGATCTTCCCGAAGGGCTCGACGGCTGGGTTGCTGCACGAGGATTTCGGCGAAGTGACCATCGAGACGACCGCTGGTCTGCCCGGCGCCCGGATGCGCGGGATGCAGGAGCGGTTCCAGTGGAAGGCGGGGATCGCGCTCAAGGACTGGCGGTACTGCGTCCGCATCGCGAACATCGACGTGTCGGACACGAAGGCCGCGAACGTCAAGACCATCATCAACTCGATGGAGCAGGCGATCGAGACCATCCCGAACAAACTCGGGAAGCCGGTGTTCTACATGAACCGCACGATGCGCTGGCTGCTCCGCAAGGAAGCCCGTGAGTCGGTCGGGTCGGGTGGTGGCATCGGGTACGAGAACTTCGACGGCAAGCGCATCCTCATGTTCGGGGAAGTGCCGATCCGGTTGGTCGACCAGCTCGTCAACACCGAGGCGCTCGTCGCGTAGTCGTAGGGTGGGCCGCTCCGGTCGCCGCAATCCTGCGACGGCTCCGGCGGCTCCTCTCACGGGAGTTCACGCACATGTTCATTGACACACTCCTCAAGGTGTCCACGGCGCAGGCGTTCGGGGCCGGCGCGGTGTCCACCAGCTCGATTGACCTCGGCACGCCCGGCGGCGTCGGCACGCCCATCAAGCGGCAGATCGCCAACGGCGAACCGATGGGCTTCGCGTTCACGGTGGACGTGGCCGCGACGGTGGCCGTGACCACGGTGGAGATCATCTCGACCACGGACGCGGCCTTGACCGCGGCCCTCATCAGCCACGTCACGGTCACGATTCCGTTGGCGACGGCGGTGGCGGGGTACTCGATCTTCATCCCGCTCCCACAGGACGGCCGCTTGCAGCGGTTCGTCGGCATCCGCACGGCGACGGCCGGCGGCACGATCAGCGCCTCGGCCTCGTTGACGGCGCACAGCCTGTTCAGCCTGGCGCAGACGCCGTACTACGCGAAGAACTTCACCGTCTAGGACGGGAAGCCTCACCGATGGCCAGGGCGCCCGCGTGGGCCTCCTGGCCATCCTTCACAGGAGCACGACATGGCCAAGACCGCACGGCCCGCAGGTTCCCCGAAGGGCACAGACCTCGCCCCGCGACTGGTGCGCCCGGTGGCGCAGGTCAAGGTGCGCGCACTCAAGAACGGGTACTACAACAACGAGTTTCGGCGCGACGGTGACGTGTTCCTAATCGATGGCGCGTTGCCAGGCCCAGAGGCAGCGGTGAAGGCCATCGAGGCGGGACGCGACCCCAAGATGCCGCAGGCGTTCTCGAAGAAGTGGATGGTGCTCGCGGAGCCCGATGACGACGAAACGACCACCGGCCCCAACGCCGCCATCGAGCGCCAGCGCCGGGCTATCGCGTCAGGGCACGTCTCGGCCCGTCCGCTGAGCGAACCGGAAGAGATCGACGACGACCCGCTCGGCGCGCGGGTGTAGCAGCGAAAGGGTGAGCGGTGGCGAAAACACAGATCCTCTGGTATTCGATCAACCTCACCAGTAAGAGCCTCGTCGACACGCTGAACGCGCAGCTCGACGCGGCCAGTCAGTTCACGCCGAACGGCCCGGAGAGTTTCTCTGGTAACGGCCTGAGCGTCACCCCGATCATCTACTCGGCCGCGGCGCCCAACGGCCTCAACCTCGCCCCCGACAGCGCGGCGGTCTGGGGTGGGCAGCTCCAAGTGCCCGCGACAGGCGCTCTGGGCCTCATCACGCTCTACGACCCGCAAGTCTCCCCATCAGTGAGTGGGGAATGGTTCGTCACCCCAGCGAACTATCCACGGAACGTCGCGACGTTCACGCGCAAGAGCGGCGGGCTGTTCGGCATCAGCAGCCTATTCGGGACGACCACGAAGTTCTACTGGGCCGCACGGTTCCGCTTCGTGCCCTCGGCGACGGCGGTGACGCAGCCGGACGGGACGGTCGTACCAATCCCGGCGGTGCCAGAGCCCGTGCTCGGGCCAGCACCGATCCCGGCTCGGTACTGGCTGGAGACGTTCAACCTGCCGAAACTGGGCAACGGCGGGCGGGGGAGCGCGGCAAACCCCTTGACGCCCTTGGGCCTGGCGAATCGAAGTGCCGCTCGGCATACCGGCAACATGGGACTGAGCCATCGCGGTACGCAGGCGGGCGTGCCGTTCGTGCTCGGGCATGAGCCCTGGCACTACCTGCCTGGTGGCATCGGGGCATCGCCCGCAAGTTCGTGGGAGCGGTTCTACATCACGATTCGTGCGTACCCGACCACGGTCCAGGGTATCTGGGACATCAACAACGATTCAGCAGCGGGCGTCTGCCTCGGCATGTCACCGACCGGGAACCTCCTGTTCGCGTTTCGCGACACCGGGTTTGGCATTCAAGGCACCGGCCCACAACTCGCACTGAACCAGCGATACAAGATCGATTGCCTGAACGAAGCGGGTGCGACGGGACGCTGGCGTGTCTACGTCAACGGGGTGATCGCCTACAACTCTGGCTTTGTCGTCGGCGGGCTCGGGCAGGTGTTCACGACGCAACTCCGTGGCTCGTCCTTCGACGTCACCGCGCGCAGCGTGCTCACCGAAGACGCCGCGTTCGACTTTGATGTGGACTACTGGCACAGCGCGGCCATTCCGAACATCAGCGGCACCGAGAGCCTGACGTCCATCGACTGGTATCAGGGCTCGCGGGCCGTCTGGGTGCCTCCGTCGGCGGATGCTGGCGACTTCGCAAACTGGACGGCTGGCCGGGCGAAATACCTCGGCAATCGAGGCGGGATGCGTACCGATGTGCAGGTGGTCAGCACGACGGCGCTCGCCGTGGCGTCGTACGCCACCGACCTGACGGAGTTCGCGGCCGTCACGGGCGCCGCTGGCATCGCCTCCATCGTCGTGGGCGCCTTCGGGTATCCCGGCACGAATCCTGGCTCGCTCGGCTACGCGGTCAATGGAGGTGCGACGGTCTACACCGCGCTGACCGAAACCGGCACGCCGGCCGACCCGTGGTGGAGCACGGTGCTGTACACCGGCCCTGGTACGACGCTTCCACTCGCGCTGACGGCCTTGGCGATCAAATACAAAAAGGGCAACGACGTCGTCCAGGCGGGCCTCGAACAGATGGGGGCCTGCGTCGAGCTTGTCGGGTTCTTCGACGCGTGCGATGTGACGGCTGGGACAACGGACCAGTTCCCCCCGAACAATGTCCACAACTCCGCGTACCCCAGTGGCCCGTGGGCCAACCCACCCGCTGCGGCGGTGCCGACGTTCGGCCCGGTGGCTGTCTTTGCCGGCACGTACATCGGCAATGGCACCGCGCAGGACATCGCGCTCAAGGCGGCGCCGTGCTTCGTCTACATCCGGCGGGTGACGGGCACGAACGACGAAGGGACGTGGTGGTCCACGGCGATGCTCGCGAACCACCAGGACATCAGCCAGGTATACACGCCGACGGTGCGGTGTCTGGCGAATTCGGCCTTTGTGCCAGGGGGAGCCGAAGACAACCAGGAGTTTGAATTCCTCCTGCGGATCGCGAGCACCAGTGCACAGGTCAACACTGCGGCACAAACCTACCAGTACCTCGCCATCTGCGACCCGTCCGCTCGGTACTTCCTCGCGGAGGCGCTGGCGCACGGGGACACACAGACGGCCGCGCGAGCCCTCGCCAGGGCCGACTTCACGCCGCAGTTCGCGTTCCTCTGGCTCGGGAAGTATGTCCAGACCGGCCCTAGTACTCGGTTCTACGTGAAGGACAACGGGACGACGATCACGGCGAACGCCGTCCTAGAGTTCCTCGCGAACGCGGAAACCGCCGATGCTCTCACCTTTGGCGCTGGCCAGATCACGGTCCGACCTGGGCTCATCACCGCGACTCAGGAAGATTCACTCGACATGTTCCTGTGCCGAACGGACGACGGCAACGGCCCGCCCTCGGTGCCCGCCTACGCCACGGCCTCGTGGACTGGGGACGGGGCGGCGTCCCGGATCGTCTCGATCGCCCTGGGGGGCAAGCGACCCGTCTGGGCGTGCGTGGGTGGCAACAGCGCGTACGAACGGGATGCGTCGCACACCGGCACCAACTCGACCAACCTATGGAGTTGGGACGAAGACGCCAACGGCATCACGGCCGGCGGGGTCGACCAGCTCAGCGTCGGGGCAAACCTCAACGTCGCTGGCCGGCCGTACGTGCTGTTCGTCCTACCGGGAAGCGTCACGGCAGGCAATAACGGCTGGTCGATCAACGGGGAGTTTTGGCCCATCGAGCCGGACTCGCGGAAACCGACGGATTGGTTCGAGCCGGTGGTGTCCGATGTCACCGAGACGTCCTCGGCCTCGCTGGTGGATGAGCCTGACCTGGAAGACACCGTCATCATCGGTACCTCTGGGTACAACATCGGCGGACTCAACGGCGGGCAGGTCTGCGAGGTCTACACCCGGAGTCTGGTCAACATCGCCCTGAGCCGGATCGGCGTGTCGAAGGCCATCGTCAACCTCGCCACCGACACCACCGAAGAGGCCGTGCTGGCCCGCCGGCACGTCAAGGAAGACATCAACGCGGTCTTGCGGGACTTCCCCTGGCCGTTCGCCACGCTCTACGCCACGCTCCTGCTCGTCGAAGGCACGTCGACGGTCCCGGTCAATAACGACTGGCAATACAGCTACCGGGCACCGTCAGCGATGATGTTCGGACGTCGGCTGACCGTGAACGGCGTCGGGCGGGTCTATGACCTGAAACCGTCGACCTGGCGCATCGGGTTCGATGCCACCGGGCCGCTCATCTACACCAACGTGGCCAACGACGTCGATCCCTTGGTGCTCGAGTACACGACCCGGAACGAGTGCCCGGCGTTCTTCGGGGACGCCCGGTTCCGGGAAGCCCTGACGTGGAAGTTCGCGAGCAGCCTTGCGCCCCCCCTGTCCCGTGACCCGAAGCGCGGCCCGTTCTGCCTCCAGATGTACGCGATTACGATCTCCGGGGCGCAGGTGGATGCGAGCAACGAAGCGCAGCCCGAAGACGACGGCAACGCGAACTGGACGCTGGGCCGGTAGATGGACAGCGTGATTCAACGGTCGTTCGGCGCCGGGGAACTCGCCCCCGCTTTGCACGCCCGTGCGGATCTGGTGAAGTACGCGCAGGGGCTGCGGACCTGTCGGAACTTCCTCGTGAAGCGGGAGGGAGGGGTCACCAACCGCCCTGGTCTGCGGTATATCGCCACGGCGAAGGACAACGCCGACAACAAGTTCCTGTTCCGGTACGAATCCGAGATCGGCGGGAGCATCCTGATCGAAGCCGGGAACGGGTATCTCCGGTTCTACCTGAACGGCGCGCGGATCGTCGTCTCGGGAGTCGCCGCCTACAACGGCGGGACGGCCTACGTCCCTGGCGACCTCGTGCTGAGCGGGGGGACAAACTACTACTGCCTCGCCAACACGACAGGGAACGCCCCGCCGAATGCCGCGTTCTGGTACGCGCTGACGGGGAACATCTACGAGATTCCTCATCCGTTTCTGAGTCATCAGTTCAACTGGATTCAAGCCAGCAACGTGCTGACGCTGACGCATCAGGACGTGGCCCCCCAGGAACTGATCTACGGCGGGAACACGAACTGGGTGCTGCGCCCGATCACCACCACGCCGTCGATTGGCGCGCCCACGGCCTTTGGGTGGGTGGCTGGGACACCGGTGCCGACCGACCCAGCGCTGGCGCGGACGTTCGCATATCGGGTGAGTGCGGCGGCGAACCTGACCTACGAAGAATCAGAAGCCTGCACCGCGGTGACGATTGCCGGCGCTGGGGCGCCCAGCGTGGCCTTGCCGAACGCCCTGTCCTGGACGCCTCCGACTGGTGGGGCTGCGGAGTACTACATCTACTGTGACCCCTACGGGAACGGCACCTTCGGCTTCATCGGGACGGCCACGGGACAAGCGACCTTCAACGACACCGGGTTCGTGCCGGACTTCGCCGTGACGCCGGTCATTCCACGGGTGCTGTTCAACTCCGCGAACAACTACCCAGGGGTCGCCGCGTACTACCAGCAACGCCGGCTGTTCGCCTCGAGCGCCAACGAGCCGGACACTATCTGGGCGTCACGGGTGGGATTTCATTCCAACTTCGGGATCAGTTCCCCGCTCCAGGATGATGACGCGCTGACGTTTCGGATCGTCGGGAACCGCCAACAGGTCGTCCGGTGGCTCCTGGGCCTCAAGAGCCTCGTGGTGCTCGGATCGAATGGGGAGTGGACGGTCGGGCAGCCGGAGACGCCGCTTGTCCCTCAGGGGCTCTCCGCGAACCAGCAACTCTATGTGGGGGCCACCGACAAGCGGCCCTCGGTCATTGGGGCGTCGGTCATCTACCTCCAGATTCGCGGGTCGGTGTTCCGGGAGGCGAAGTTTCAGGCGCAGATCGAAGGGCTCGCCGGGACAGACCTGACGCTGTTCAGCTCGCACCTGTTCGATGGGTACACGTTCTTTCGGTACGACTACCAGCAGACCCCGCTCACCGTGCTCTGGTGCGTGCGGAGCGACGGGACGCTCCTGGGCCTGACCTACATCCCGGAACAAGACGTCTGGGGCTGGCACCGGCACGACTCGACCAACGGGTCATTCGAGGACGTCTGCGTCGTCCCTGAAGGCACCGAAGACGTGCCGTACGTGCTGATGAAGCGGACCATCGGCGGGGCCACGGTGCGCTACATCGAGAAGCTCGAAAGCCGGCAGATTGTGACGTGGGACACCGACGTGTTCTTCGTCGATGCCGGCCTGAGCTACAGCGGCGCGGCGGCGACCGTGTTCACGGGGCTCGATCATCTGAACGGGCAGGTCGTGGCGGTGGTGGCTGACGGGTCCGTCGTGTTCAACGGCGACTCGGCCAGCGCCAGCGCAGCGTTTTACACCGTGGCCGGTGGACGCATCACCATCCCTACCGCGGCGACCAACGTCCACATCGGGCTCCCGATTCGGTATCCCGAGATCGAACTCCTGGACCTCGACACACAAGGCACGGCGATTCGGGACAAACGGAAACGGGTCGGAAGTCTGGCCGTGCTGCTCGAAGCGTCGAGCCGGTCGTTCCTGGCCGGCCCGGATGAACAGCATCTTCGCCAGATGCGCGTCGAGACGTTCGAGCCGACCGAGGACGCGCACACCGGACAGGTGACCTTGAACATGACGTCAGCGTTCAACGACTACGGGCGGGTGCTGATTCGACAGACGGATCCGTTACCCTTGACCATCCTGGGAGTGATTCCCTCACTCGAACTCGGAGGATAGACCGATGCGGACTCTGCGACTCACCCTGTTGTTCACGCTCCTGTTCGCGGCCCTGGTCCACGCCCAGGGCAACGTCATCACGATCCAACCGTCTCAGGTGTCAGGCATCGCCGCCACGACCCTGACGCGAAACACGGTGGTTCTCCCGCCGGGCGTGCAGTCCACGGCGGACATCCTCATCAATATCACGGCCGGCGGGACCGCCACCGGGACGTTACAGATTTGGCTTCAGGATTCTGCGGATGGCGGGACGACCTGGGACGACCTGGTGTCGTCCAACACGTTCGTGCTCGGGGCGGCGGCGGTGACACAGCGGTTCTTTATCGCGGGGGACATCATCCCGTCCACGATTGCGACAGCGACCTCGACCAACATCACCCAGGGGTCGGCAGTGGCGAATGAAACGATGGCCGTGGCGACCGCGCGACAGGGGCCGTTTGGCGACCGGATTCGCGTGCGCGAGAAGCTCACCGGACCGGCCGGCTCACCGGTGGGGGCGACCTACACCATTACGGGCATCTTCAAATAGCCCCATGACCGCCCGAGAACTCCCCCGCGCGGACTGGCACCGGCTGGCCGACACGCCGATTGCGGCGGTCTGCGCCACGTTGCCGGCCGACACGCGCATGATCGTCGTGGAAGACCGCGACGGGGTCATCGTGGGGACGTGGGCGATGATCCGGTATGTCCATGCCGAGGGCGTGTGGATTGCCCCAGCCCACCAGAAGCGCGGGTCCGTGGCCGGGCGACTCTTGCGGGCGATGCGCGACGTGGCGCACTCGTGGGGGGCACCAGTCGTGCTCACGGCAGCGGTGGATGATGAGGTGCGGAGTCTGATCGCGAAGCTGGGCGGGGCGCGGTTGCCGGACACCTACGTGTTCCCTGCGAGGCGCCTGTGCCGCTCGTAGCCCTTGCGGTCATCGGGGCCATCGGGACCACCGCTGGCGTCATCGGCCAGATCAAGGCCGGGAACGCGGCGAAGCGCGCCAGCGAAGCCGGCGCGCGGGCGTCTGAATCCTCGGCTCAACTCTCCGACTACAACGCGGGCGTAGCGGAACTCCAAGCGGCCGATGCTGTGGCCAGAGGTGGACTCGACCAGTCCCTCTCGCGCCAGCAGACCAAGCAGGTCATCGGCTCGCAGCGCGCCGGGCAAGCGGCGGGCAACATCGACGTGAGCATGGGGTCCGCCTTGGACGTGCAGGGAGACGCGGTCTTTCTCGGGGAACTCGACGCGCACACCATCGCGAACAACGCGGCGCGTGAAGCCTGGGGCTACAAGGTGGAAGCCTACAACTACAGCAAGCAGGCCGACATCCAGCGCAAAGAGGGCGGGATGCAACTCCTGGCCGGCAAACAGGCGCAGAGCGCGAGTCGGTGGCAGGCTGGCGGGACGGCGCTCACGGGCGCGTACAATCTCGCAGCGTTGAAGTATCAGTCCACGCGGGCGAAGACCAAGGCGCCGAAGACGCCATAGCATGCCCACCGTCATCAAGAACCAGCAGCGGGTGCAGACGGCGGCGCTTCCTGGCGTACGCCTGACGGCGGCGAGCACGCCCCTGGCTGAAGGGGCGGGCGTCGAGCAGGCACGGGCCGCGAAGGCGCAGGCCATTGGGGAGTTCGGCGCTGCTGGCGCGAGGGCCGCCCTGGGCGCAGCGGAGCAAGTCCAAGCGCAAACGGCCCGTGTGCAGGCTGAAGCCGTGCGGAAGGCGAACCAAGCCGCCACGCTGAAGTTCCGCAAGCAGTTCAACGACGTCACGCTGGCGGCGGTCAACGGCGACTACCTCGCGCGCGAGGGCGAGAAAGCCTTCACCGCGCCTGAAGAGTTCAACAAGACCTGGAAGGACGCGACCGACGCGATCATGGCCGGCGCGGCCAACGACGACCAGCGCGCCGTCGTCACGGAGCTGTCGAACGAACTCGGGTACGGGAATGCCCTGTCGATTCAGCGGCATGTGACGACCCAGCGGAAGGTCTACACCGATCAACTCCACGTCGCCACCATCGAGCAGGCCGCGCAACTCGCCATTCTCAACAGCGCCGACCGGGACACGACGTACGGACACGTCAACCGGGCCGTGGCCGAGATTCGTGATCGCGCCAAGCAGGACGGAGTGCCCGATACCGTGGCTGATGCCACCGTGTTGAAGTTCACGTCAAAGGTGCTTCCCGATGTCATTCGGGCACGAGTCGACGCGAACGACCTCGCAGAGGCTCGCGCGTATCTGGCGATTGCGACCAAGGACAAGACGCTCGACCCCGACGCCGCGCACGCCATGACGACGTTGCTGGAAAGCGCGTCGGTGCGCGGGCAGGCGCAGGACGAGACGGAGCGTATTCTCGCGAAGGCGACCGACCTGGAGTCGTTCCGAGACGAGGCGAAAAAGATCGACGACCGACAAGTGCGGGATGAAGTACTGGCCCGTGGCGAACACGAGTTCGGTCTGCGGAAACAACAGGCGGCAGACAAAGAGGATGCGACCCTGAAGACCATCGCGGACATCCTCGATAAGACGCCAGACGTGCGACGTATCCCGACGAGCATGTGGGCGGACCTGTCGCCGTCGCAGCGCGAAGGGTTCCGCGTCTACGTGGATCGTCTCACCACGCACACGGGCGACCAGAACGACCCCGTGGAGTACTACCGCCTCCGGTCGATGGCGGTGAGTAACGACCCGAAAGTGGTCGAGGCGTTCAAGGCGCTGAACCTGACGGATTCGCTCCACAAGCTCGGGAAGACGCAGTTCGAGTCGTTGGTCGACATCCAGACGAACATGAAGAAGCCCGGCGCCGAGAAGAAGGTCGCTGCGCTCACCGATGGCATCCAGACGAACGAACAGATCGTCAACGGCGTCATTGGCGCGGCCGGACTCGACCCGACGCCGGACCCCGTGAAGGACAAGGCCGGGTTTGCGAAGGTGGCGCAGTTCCGCTACGAAGTCGACCGGCAGGTGACGGCGCTTGGAGTGGAGACAGCGTCGAATGAGCAGATCAAGGCCATCGCGACGGACCTGATGACGCAGCAGGCCGTGGGCAAGGCGGGGCTCTTCAGCGGGCCGGAGATGCAGAGCAAGGCCGCGCGGAACGCGGAGATTCCCGACGCCGACTACCAGGCCATCGTGGCCGAATTGCGGCGTGGCACCCCGGCCCGACCGAATGGCACGGCTGTCACGGCCGATTCAGTCTGGCGGATGTGGCAGCGCACGAAAGAGGTGGGCGCGCGGCCAGTGGACCGTAGCCAGTGGGATCTCAGACCTGACGGGTCAAAGAAAGGACTCGGGTTCCTCGGGCCACTACCTGTGCCTGGGAAGCCGGGACAGGTAGCAAGCGAGTATTCCATAGGCACGTCAGACGTCAACGGAAAGGAAATGGACATCCCGACACTGGTGCCGACGCTAACCCCAGCCGAGGTGACGGCCACGCTGAAGGCCGCAGCGAATAGCGAACAACCACCGCGCGCCGTAATTGCAAAGGCCGTCGCGTTTGCAAAGCAGCGTCTGGCCGCTGGGAAGTCAGTCTACGCACAGGACGGTGAACAGCAGGAGCCGAGGCGCTAGCGTGCCACAGAGCAAGTACTCCGGCCTCGCGGACGAATTGTTCCCGGCTCAAGCGCCATTGGGCGCGGCCGTGCCGACCCCTGTGCCGCTGGGGTCTGAGCCGTCACCGAACAAGTACGCCGGGATTCGCGATCAACTCGACATCGAAGACGAGGCCCGGTTCAACGTCATCCAGCAGGCCGCGCGCACGGTCAACCCGGACCTGCGGGCGAAGGCGGCGGCGTTTGGCCGAGCCAACGACCTCCCGGTCACGCTGGCCGAACAGCACCTCAAGAACCTGGGTATCCGTGGCGCGGCGCCGCTGGTGGACTTCGCGGCCATCCGACGCGACTCCCCCACGCTGGCGGACTGGGCGAGTCAACCGGACAATGCGGCGTTGGCGCATGACGATTACGAGAACCTGGGCGCGGTTGAGAAGACGCTGCGGTACACCGGCGCGGCCGTGCGGTCGCTGGCCTCTGGCATGACGGCCCGGTTCGCGGCGGGCCTCGCTGGGATGGGCGAGAACATCGCGCACACGGTGAATATCTCCACCTACTACCCGCAGATCAAGGCCCCGCACATCGGCACGGACTGGCGCGACGAGTTCAAAGCCTCGCGGCAGTTCTTCGAACGTGCGGCGTCAGAGATCGAAGGCCAGCAAACGGGGTTCGGGTGGCTCGGTGACACGGCGTTGGGCATCCCGGCCTCGCTTGGGCAGATGGCCCCAGGGATGATCTTCGGGATGTTCACCGGCTCGCCCCTGCCGGCCTTGACCGCGATGGGTGTCACGACCGCCGGGCAAGCGTTCGGTCAGGGCATCGACGCGGGCCTGAGCCCCTTGCGCGCGATGGTGCATAGCGACATCCAGGGCCTACTCGAAACCGGCACCGAGATCATGCCGGTCCACGCGCTGTTTCAAGACCTCGCTGACAAGGCGGCGTTCTGGACCGTCCTGAAGCACCAGTTCAAGACGGAACTCCCGAACGAAATCGCCGCGACAGCCACCGAGAACCTGAACGACTTCCTGACGTACCACCCAGACCGACCGCTCAGCGAGTACCTGTCGGCGTTGCCAGAGGCCGAAGCGCAGACAATCATCCAAACGCTCGGCATCGTGGTGGCATCCGGTGGGTTCGCACATGTCGTCAACCGCGTAGTCGGCACCTCCGAATCACAACGCGCCGCGACAGCCCTGCACGCGGCGGCAGACGCCTCGAAGCTCAAGGAGCGGTCCCAGCCGGACTTCTCCAACTTCGCGCAGTCCGTCGCCGACCACGTCGGGATCGAGCCCTCGGTTCCCCTCGCGGCGACCATCGAGTATTTCCAAAAGAAGGGCGTCAACCCCGAAGCGGCCATCACCGCTTTGACCGGCGACCCGGAAGCCTTCCAACGCGCCAGTGCCAGCGGCGACCCCAACGCGGAGATCGTCATCCCGGTCGGGAACTACCTGTCGCACGTCCCAGGGTCCGGCCACGAGGCGTTCTTCGAGTCGCATGTCCGCTTCGGGCCGTATCAGCAGAACGCGGTGGAGACGAAGGCCGACCTGGAGACGCAGCAGGCGGCGGCCACGGAACCCGTGCAGCCGACCCCCCAGGAGGCGATTCGCACGAACATCGCGGCGCAGCTTGTGGCCACCGGGCGCGTCAGCGAGGCCACGGCGCGTACGCAGGCGACGGTGCTGGCCGAAGCCTTCCCCGTGCTCGCGCAGCGCGCTGGCGTGCCCCTGGACGCCTTGCTGCGCCAGTGGCTCCCGCAGATCGTGGCTGGGAATGCGCCCGTGCCTGGAGCACTCGAACAGGCGGCGCATGTAGACATGCCCGCGTTCAAGGCGTGGTTCGGCGAGAGCCAGATCGCCACCACGAACGGCGCGCCGCAGGTTGTGTACCACGGCACGGCTGACAACGTGGAATCGTTCGACCTGGACCACCCGAACCGGAAGGACACAGGCTGGCTCGGCACGGGTGTCTACCTGACGACGGATCCGAATCTGGCGTCGAGTTACGCGATGCTCAAGCCCGGACGTGCGAACGAGCAGGTGCTGCCACTCTACGCGCGGCTGACGAATCCGTACCACGCCACGCTTGCCGACAAGCAGCGGCTTCAATTGATCTCGCACAACGAAGGCGCGGCGGCTGGACGAGCGGCATCTGACGCATGGACTGAGACGCTGAAGGCGCAGGGCTACGACGGCGTGGTGCTCGAGTACGACGCGGCCACCGTGGGCGCGAAGAACGCCTCACGCGAGATCGTGGTCTTCGATCCGGCTGGCGTCAAATCCGCCACGGGCAACGTCGGCACCTACGACCCGTCGAACCCGAACATCCTCTACCAGCAGCCCGCGTCCGCCCCCGTCTTCTTCTCCCGCCTGACCAAGGCCATCGAGTCCTCGAAGCAGGGCAAGGCCACGGGTGCCCAGTGGAAAGCGCAACTGAAGAACGCCGGGGTATCTGCCGGGGAGTTCGATCTGACGCGCGTGGAGGACTTGGCGAACGGGACGACCTACACGAAGCAGGAAGTCTTGGACTATCTCGCGGCGAATCAGGTGGTGGTGAAGGACGTCACGCTGGGAGCCGGCCCTGCAATCGCCGACATTGGACGCCTCCAGGATGAACTCGATGCGACCGATGCGGCAGGACTCGCCCAGCCAGCCATTCTCATTACACCAGACCTCGCGCAGGCGGTGCAGCAGGGCCAGCCATTGTTCCAAGGGGCTCGTGGGAGTATCCAGTTCCCCCACGGCACCGTGCCGATCATTCGGATCTTCTCCGGCGTCAACCGCTCGACGATGTTCCACGAACCGGCGCATCTGTTCTCGAAGATGCTGTTCTCGCTGGCCGATACGCTGTCCGCGATTGAGCCCACCGCCCGCACGCCGGAGCAGCAGCAGTTGATCGATGACGCCGCCACGCTGCGGGCTGAGTATCCCGGAGCCGACCATCCCGACATCCAGGTCAGCGAGAAGCCCCAGGAAGGCATCGCGCGTGGCTTCGAGGCGTATGTGATGAAGGGCGAGGCCCCGAGTGCGGCCCTCCGTGCCGTGTTCGCCCGAGCCGCTCGGTGGTTGACGGCCCTCTACCGCAACCTCGCCGGCCTGTCCCGTGACGCCGGGTTCCAAGTCACGCTCTCGCCCCAGGTCAAGGCGGTCTTCGACCGGATGCTCGCGACCGACGACGCGATCAAGGCCGCGCAGCAGGAGGTCAAGCTCGAACCGTTGTTCACGGCGGCGATGGCCACGGTGCATCCCGAGGAGTTTGCGGGCTACCAGGACAAGATTCGGGCCGCTGGAGACGAGGCCAGGTCGACCCTGCAAACCCTCTTGATGAAGGACATCCTTAGCGAAGACGATGCCTTCTGGCGGGCGGAACGGGAACGGGTGGCGGCTGAGGCGACGGCCCAGGTGGGGCAGGAACCCGTCTACGCGGCCCTAGCAGCCATTCGGACGGGCCTGAAGGCTGACGGGTCACCCCTGACCGAGGGTGCCCCTACGGTGCCCCTAAAGCTCTCCAAGGCCGATCTGGTGGCGCAGTTCGGCGCGGACATCCTGAAACGGCTCCCGAAGCCGTACGTCTACGCCCGTGACGGTGGCGTGCCGGCCGATCTGGTGGCCTCCCTGTTCGGGTTCGAGGACGGGAAGGCGCTCGTGGACGCCATCGTTGCGGCGCCCCATATCGACGAGGCGATCGCGGATCGGACTGAGCAGATGCTCCGGGCGCGTCACGGGGAGATCGGAACTGACCCGACAACCATCGCGGAAGAAGCGACGAAGGCGGTCATCAGCACGAAGCAACAGGACGTCATCCGGGCCGAACTCGGGATGCTGCGGAAGCTCCAGGCGGACGCGGCACCATCGGTGAAGGCGGCGAAGGCGGGCGACACGGCCCGCGCGAACGCCGCCGTTGAACGTCTGCGGGCGGTCATCTACGACCCGGCGACTCTGGCGGCGTGGGCGCACAACACGATCTTGGCGATGCCGTTGAAGCTCGTCAGCCCGGCGCGGTATCTGGCCGTGGCGACCAGAGCCGCTGGGCGTGCGGTGGAAGCGGCGGCGAAGAACGAGTTCGACACAGCGGTCTCGGAGAAGCAGTCGCAACTGGCGAACCTCGCACTGTTCACCGAGGCGCAGGCGTTGCGGGACAGCGTCGACGCAGCCCGTACCGCGTACGACAAGATGTTCAAGGCGGACAAGGTGCTCGCCAAGACGCACGACATGGACCTCGTGAACGCGGCGCGGTTCCTGGCGGCTCGGTACTTCTGGCCGACCCGGACGCGGCTGACGACGGCAACGGAAGCCCTCGCGCTGGTCGACAAGTACGACCCGGAAACCGCGAAGCTCCTGAAGCCCATCATCGACGACCTCCTGGCGAAGGCCCCGACGCTCGCCACGATGACCGGGGCGCAGTTCGCGGACTTCCACGAAGCCGTGACGTCGCTCTGGACGATGTCGTCGAAGGCCGAGACGGACCGGATCGCGGCTCGGGAACTCGCGCAGTCCCTGGCCGACTCCATCGCGGCGAACACCACGGCGCGGCCTGAACAGGTCGAGATTCGCACGACGGCAGACTTGGCGATTCGCAGTTTCGAGGGGAAGGTCGCGGCGCACTCGCGCTTGTCCACGCTCGTCCGGGCGCTCGACGGTGGCGTGGTCGGCGGGCCGGTCTGGGAGGCCATCGAGCGGCCGATCAATGCGGCGTCGGATGCGAAGCAGGAGCGCAACGTCGCCGCCGGCAAAGCCCTCTGGGCGGTCGTCACGAAGCGGTTTCCTGGGGGACGGCTGACCGACCTGAATCACACGGTGACGGTGCAGCTCCCGAGTGGGCGCGCGTTGCCGCTGTCGCTCGAAGGCCGACTGGCGATTGCGTTGAACTTCGGCACGGCCACGGGCCAGGATCGTGTGCGCTCAGACAAGATCCTGCGGTTGACCCAGGCCGATGCCGAAGCGGTGCTCGACACGCTGACCCAGCAGGATTGGGAGTACGTCAAGGACGTCTGGGCCTTCATTGGGCAGTACGGCCCGGAGATCGCCGCCTTGGAACATCAAGTCAGCGGCGTGCGTCCGAAAATGGTCACCGGCGTCACCATCCAGACCAAGTTCGGCCCAGTGCAAGGGGCGTATTACCCGCTCAAGTACGACTCGCGCAAGGACGCCAAGGTCAAGAAGGAAGCCCTCGACCTCGCGAAAGCGTCCCTGGGGTCGGCCTACGGCCGGCAGCAGACGAAGGACGGGTTCACCGAGGCGCGTCGTGCCCACGTTGAACTCCCGTTGCGGCTCGACATGGGCGTCATGTTCCGCCACGTCGATGAAGTGATTCACTACCTGACGCATCGGCAGATGCTCATGGACGTGTCACGGATCGTGCAATCGGGCGCGTTCAAGGACGCGGTCTACACCGCGAAGGGCGATCAGGTCTATCAGCAACTAAACACGATGCTGACGGATCTGGCCGCGGGCTCCCTGCCCGGTGGGGAGCACATGCTCGACGACGTCGCACAGTGGCTGAAGGGCCGAGTGCAAACAGCATCCCTCGGGCTGAACATCTGGACGATGGTTCAACAGCCCTCGGGCCTGATGAACGGGATGGAGGAAGCCGGTGTCGTGCCGGTGCTGCGCGGGTTGCGCTCGTGGCTCGCGTCCCCGCTCACGATGGATCACGGCCGCGCGTTCGTCGCGTCGAAGTCGGCGCTCATGCGACATCGGATCAAGGGCGGGTTGACCCCGGAACTCCACGAACTGAAAAATGCGTTCCGCGTGCCAGGCGGGTGGTTCGATACACTGCTCCGCACGGTGACGACGGACAAGGTCACGCAGCAGACGTTGATCGACGGCCTCACCTGGCACATCGGCCTTGCCCAGCAGGTCGCGGACATCCCGACGTGGCTCGGCGCCTACGAGAAGTACCTGGCGCTTGACCCCACAGACGACGCCAGGGCGGTGGCGCTCGCGGATCAGGCCGTGCTCGATTCGCAGGGCGGCGACCAGATCAAAGACATGGCCGGCGTACAGCGCGGGCGCCCACTCGTCCGGGCGTGGCTGATGTTCTACAGTTACGGGAACATGCTCCTGAACCAGAACATGCGGGCCGTGGGTCGGACGGACTTCGCGATCCCATCGGACGTGGTGAAACTCATGGGGTCGTTGCTTCTGATCAACATCGGGCCGGCGATCTGGACGCTGGCCCTCGGAAATCTCATGGGGCGCATTCCTCCGCCTGACGATGATGAAGGCTGGGCGCAGTGGACGGAGCGGTGGCTGGGACTGGTGGCGAAGGAAACGCTCAGCGGCGCCCTCAACGGCATCGTCCTGGTCCGGGAAGCGACGGCCGCATTGACCCAGGGCAACAGGGGGTACGAAGGCCCGGCGTTCATGTCGCTCATGGTGCAGTTCTACCGAGCTGGGCAACAGGTCGAGCAGGGGGTCGTCGACGACGCGCTCGTCAAGGCGGTCGTCGGGTTCGGTGAACGCGCCATCGGGTTCCCCGCCGTCGCCGCTGACCGGATCGTGTCCGGGTATCATGAGCTCGCCGAAGGGCGCACTAAGAACCCGCTGGTGCTCCTCACGGGTGCGCCAAAGGCCCGCTGATGGGACTGGGAACGTTCCTCACCGCGGCCCGCCAGAAGGCGACCAAGGTCACCCGGACGCAGACCGCCATGCGCCGACAGGACCAGTCGCCGTTCAGCATTCAAGACGTCAGCGGCGGCGGACAACCATTACCGATTGGATCGGTGTATATTTCAGTCTTGCCGACCAACCCCGCCGTGACACTCGGGTATGGCGTGTGGACGTACTTCGGCGCAGGTCGGGTGCTGGTGGGGGTAGATCCGTCACAGGCAGAGTTTGCCACCGCGCTAGCTGTCGGCGGCGAGAAAGCACATCTGTTAACATGCGCGGAAGTGCCGACCTGTCCGTGAGCGGAGAGGAACGACGGTAAGGAGTTAGTCGAATGCCGAACACGAATCCGCAAGCGATCAAGATCAGCAACGAGAAGATGCGGCCCCTCGCGGACCGCTTCGGCCAGCTCTACAACCTCTGCAAGGCGCTGCAAGCCGATGCCCAGGCGAATGGGTGGACGGCGCTGTTTCCCAATGACGCGAACGTGATCGTGGATGGGTCGGAGGTGGACGGGCGCAACGTGCTGCTGAACTCCGACATCAATGCGTTTATCTCTATGGTCAGCACGTTTCTGACCTACATGGAGCAGGCGTCGAACGCGAACCGGAATATGACGTTGAAGATTGCGGTGAATCCTGAGCGGATCTAGATGATTCCTGCCCACATTCAGCGGCGGATGCCGCGTCCCACCGATGCCCTGAGCGTGTGGTTCATGGGCTGGGTGGAGCAGCGGGCGCAGACACGCCGGACGATCTCGCCGTGGGTGGTGCGGGCCTACACGCTGGCGGTGCGGATCCTGGCGGAGGACATCACGATTCGGTCTTCGCAGGTCCATCGATTCGCGGCCCATCACACGCGGGCGGTGCTGTCGATGCCGACGTCGGTGATTAAGTGCTGCCGGGCGTGTCTCGGGTGGCTGCGGGTGGATCGGTGGCGGCAGCGGCTCGGCTTCGAAGTACGCGGGCCGACGCCGGTCTCGGTGGCGCTGCTCGTGGGCGCGCAGGTGGCGCTGCTCGTGCTGGTCTTCGCGGCGCAGGTGGCGGCGGTGACGCATCCGTCGATCTCGGGGATCTCGCTCGCAGCGGTATTCACGGGCACGACGATCTTTGAAGTCGAAAGCGGTGGCGACGATACGAACAATGGCGGCGCGTTCGACGGGTTTGGGAATACGGCCGGGATGTTCACGGACGGGGCCGCGACCTCGGCGAATACCTCGGCGCCGGTGTTCACCTCCGCGTCCTATAACTTCGTGGCGGGCGATGTTGGGGCCTGGGTCTACATCGCGAGCGGGACGAACTGGACCCCCGGGTGGTACAAGATCAGTTCGGTTGCAGCGAACGCGGCCACGCTGAACGGCACGATTGGATCAGCGGTCGGCTCCACGGGCAAAGAAACCTCGCCGGTGATTCCCTCGACGGTGGTGGGGTGTGCGACGGTCACGTCTCCTACCACGGCGACCTGGAGCATCGACTACTCACAACAGACGACGGCCAAGTTCGCCTACACCGATCTGGCAAGCGCGGGCGCCGGCCTGACGGTCTCCAGTGCCGCGAAGCCCTTCGCGAAAGAACAAGTCGGCAACTGCCTCGTCGTCACGAGCGGCACGAACTTCACGGCTGGCCGCTACATCATTACGTCCGTTGCCTCAGGAGTTGCGACGGTGCGCGGGCCAGCGAATATCACGACGGGTGTCGGATCGGCAGGGGTTGGTGGGCAGGGCGGGTGTCTCGCCAGCCTTGGGAAGGCCGGGGCCCATGTCGTCGCGAACAATCAATGCTTCGTGTGGTCGGCGACCTATACCAGCACGAGCGCCTCGACCAACGTTGCAGCGGGCTGCTTCAGTTCCGCCCTCACTGAATTAGTCATTGAAGGATACGCGACGGTGCGAGGCGATCTGCTCCCGATTGGAGCCTCCGGGACGCGTCCGACACTCATCGCTGACGGGGTCATTACCACCTTTACGCTGATCAATGCGACAGGCACCGGCTCCGTCAGCCGCTCGCTGATCGTCGACGGGAATAACCGCACCTCCTCGCGTGGTATCAACGGGAACGTGACCAACTCCGTCTGGTGTCACGGGCAGAACTTCACCAACACCGCATTTGGGCAGGGCTCGGCTATTCGATGCACGGCGACCGGATGTGCGACGACGCATTCGGCGTTCTCCCTGGCTAATGGCAACGCCTACGCGAGTATCGCCTATAGCAATACCGTGAGTGGAATCGGGGGGTCAACGAGTTTCTTTAGTCTGTCGGTGAACAATTCTGGAGCCACCTCAGACGGGTTCAGGATGGACACGGCCTACTGCGCCACGGTGAATTGTGCGACCTATAACAATGGTCGGAACGGCTTTACCTCACGAACGTCATCACACACGAATATTATGACGAACTGTCTTGCGGAGAGCAACGCCGCATGGGGGTGGGATCTCACTAACAGTCTCGGTCCGATCATGATCAATTGTGCCGCGTACAACAACACGAGTGGCACGGTAACATCGACAAGTGCTGATCATGCCTCGAACCTGGGCTTCATCACGCTCACAGCCTCCGCCTTCACCAACGCAGCCGGGAATGACTTCAGCCTGAACAACACCGCAGGCGGTGGGGCACTCTGTCGCGCAGCGGGGTATCCGGGCGTCTTGCCCTATGGGGGCACGGGGTATCTCGATGTGGGGGCGTTGCAACACGCGGACCCGGCAGCCGCGGCTGCCGTCCTGCCCTTCATCACCACGCTTGGAGCGATGCGCCTATGAGCATGCAACAGCGGTGGTACTGCCTGGAGTGCCAGCGAGAATGGGTCTTCGCGCGGCAGGGGTCCGATCACTGCCCGGCCTGTGGGAGTGGTGCGGTACAACGTGTCAGTTACTCGGCGGCCTTCCCTGGTGGCGACGTCGATCGCGAGGCGCGCGTGTTGCCTGCGCCGCCCCCGCCAGTAGAGGTCGGCTGGAATGCCAATCCGGTGTTGCGTCTTGTCGCGCAGGACGCCTCGCGAGTGATGGGGGCTGCCGAAGCCCTCACCTTGGGCGGCGACGACATCGACTGGGTCTGATCATGAAGCACTCCTTGGCCCACGGCAGCGGCTACCTCCAAATCGACCATCGGGCGAGCCCCGGCTTGCGCCCTGAAGATGTCGCGCATGTCCCTGGCATGGTGGCGGTCGGCGAGGGGAAGAACTTCGAGGCTGACATCCAGATGTGCACGCATTGCCAGCGCGGGGTGTTGCTCAATCAGGATCGCGTGCGCCCGCGCGGCTACTGCCCGAAGTGCGATCACTACATCTGCGACACCTGCGAGATCGCGCGGGTGG